AATTAAGAAATGATGAAGATGATATTCAGAAATTTTTTGATACTTTTAAAGAAAACTTGTTTAAATATTTTAATAATTTATATTTATTAAATGTGTTTAATAAGTTTTTAAATGAAGCAGTAGGTTTAGAAGGATTTAAAAATAATAAAGTTTTAAACGATTGGGAATATGAAGGTAGAATAGGTAATTTGAAAATTTCAAAAGGAATGAAATTTTCTAAAGCAATTAAGTACTTTTTTACCATAGATGGAGCAAAAAATGAATTGCAAAATTATTACTCTACTTTTTCACAAAAAATGTATTCAAAAAAGAAAGGATGTATTAAATTGTCAATTCATCCTTATGATTTTTTGAGCATTTCTGATAATGATAGAGATTGGGATTCTTGTCATTCTATTTATAATGGTGATTACAGAGTTGGTAATTTAAATTATATGGCGGATGGAGTTACTTTAGTTGCTTATTATATTACAGAAGATGACAACTATGATAGATTAAATGATGGCTTTGGTAATATTCTAAGTTGGAACTCAAAAGTGTGGAGAATGTTAGTTCATATTAAACAAGAGAACAACAAAATTTTTATTGTTTATAATAAACAATATCCATATTATTCTTTTCAATTTTTAACAGAAGTAGATAATATGATACAAAATTTATTTCAAAATAAAGAATTTTCTCCACTTAAAAGATATGATGAAGAAAAAGATAGTGTTTGTAAGCAAGCAATCTTTACTTGCCAATATAATGATATAAAAAGACCAAAAACTTTTTGTCGTTATGCTCCATATTCCTATAATTTAAAAGATTTTTGTAATTTTATTACAATAGGAGAACCAGTATTGTGTTTACAGTGCGGGGAAGAAATTGCTATTGAAACAAAAGAAGGAACTTGTGATAACTGCACTATCGTAGAAAATACTTGCGAACTTTGTCATAGAGAATGGGATGTTGAAGATTTATATTATTTAGCATCAGATGGTATATATATTTGCCCGGATTGTCTTGAAGAATATTATACTTATTGTGAAGGATGCGGAGAATATATTCGCAAAGAAAATATTAAATATAAAAATGGAAAAGGGTATTGTAAAAAGTGTTTTGAGGAAGAGGCTTAATAGCCTCTTTCTTGACATTTAGTAGAAAATATTGTATAATGAAAGAAGATAAGATACAAGATATGGGCAAATTAGTTCAAACAAGAAATCATTTTCTTCATTATAAATACGCCCCTAAATACTAAATGAAGGAGAGATTGAAATGAATTATTCTGTTAGAAAAAAAGATGGAACTTTAGAACCTTTTAATATAGAAAAAGTTATAGTTGCCATTGGAAAATCTGCGGAAAGAGTAATGGTTATTTTTACAGAAGAAGAAATTAACAAAATTTGTAATATAGTAACCACAAAAGTACAAGATTTAAATACAAATACAATAGATATTTCTACAATGCATTTTATAGTAGAAAGCGCATTAGAAGAAGTAAAACCAGAAGTTGCAAAGAGTTATAGAGATTATCGTAATTATAAAGTTGATTTTGTTCATATGTTAGATAAGGTTTATCAAAATGGACAAAAAATTAGATATTTAGGCGATAAAAGTAACGCTAATACAGACAGCTCTTTAGTTAGCACACAGAGAAGTTTAATTTATAGTGAATTAAATTCAGAACTATATAAAAAATTCTTTTTAAATGCCGAAGAAAGACAGGCTATGAAAGAAGGTTATATTTATATCCATGACAGAAGTGCTCGTTTAGATACAATGAATTGTTGTTTATTTGATATGGCGACAGTTGTAAAAAATGGATTTGAAATGGGAAATGTATGGTATAATGAACCAAAAACTTTAGATGTTGCTTTTGATGTTATGAGCGATGTTACCATGTCTGCCGCAGCTATGCAGTATGGAGGCTTTACTATCCCAAGAGTTGATACCGTTTTGGCTCCATATGCTGAAAAGTCTTACCAAAAATATTTACAAGAATTTTCTGATTTAATGAAAGATTATGGTTTGCCATGTTATGAAAAAGAAGCTGATGAATGGGCTATAAAAAAGGTTCGTAGAGATATGGAACAAGGATTCCAGTCTTGGGAGTATCGTTTTAATACAGTAGGTTCTTCTCGTGGAGATTATCCTTTTATTGCTATTTCTTTTGGTATTGATACTACCAAATGGGGATTAATGGCATCAGAAGTAGCATTAGAAGTTCGTAAAAATGGACAAGGTGCTGATGGGCATAAAAAGCCAGTTTTATTCCCAAAATTAACTTTCTTATATGATGAAAATTTGCATGGAGTTGGACAACCATATGAGTGGTTATTTGACAAAGCAATAGAATGTAGTTCTAAGGCTATGTATCCAGACTATTTATCATTAACTGGCGAAGGTTATATTCCTTCTATGTATAAAAAGTATGGTAAAGTTGTAAGTCTGATGGGTTGCAGAGCATCTTTAAGTCCTTGGTATGAGCGAGGTGGAATGAAACCCGCAGATGATACCGATGTCCCAGTATTTGAAGGACGATTTAATTTAGGAGCCATTTCTTTACATCTTCCTATGATTTTAGCGAAAGCAAGAGAAGAAGAAAAAGATTTTTATGAAGTTTTAGATTATTATTTAAATTTAATTCGTAAACTACATATTAAAACTTTTAATTTCTTGGCAGAAAAAAGAGCTTCTATAAATCCTTTAGCCTTTTGTGAAGGTGGTTTTTATAAAGGTCATTTAAAACCTGATGATAAAATTTTAGAAGTTATTAAGCCTGCAACTATGTCATTTGGAATTACAGCTTTAAATGAGTTAGAACAACTATATCATGGAAAGTCTCTTGTTGAAGATGGTTCTTTTGCTTTAGAGGTTATGGAATATATAAATAAAAAAGTAAATGAATTTAAAGAAGAAGATGGAATTCTTTATGCTATTTATGGAACTCCAGCAGAATCTTTAGCGGGCTTGCAAGTAGAACAATTTAGAAATAAGTATGGAGTAATTAAAAATGTTTCTGACAAGTTATATGTAAGTAACTCTTTCCATTGTCATGTAACAGAAGATATAACTCCAGTTCAAAAGCAAGATTTAGAAAATAGATTTTGGAATTTATTGAATGGTGGAAAAATTCAATATGTTCGTTATCCTATTGATTATAATTTAGACGCCTTTAAAACTTTAGTTCGTAGAGCTATGAAGTTAGGTTTCTATGAAGGAATTAATTTATCTTTATCTTATTGTGAAGATTGCGGCTATGAGCAATTAGAAATGGATGAATGTCCAAAATGTCATTCTAAAATGATTACAAAAATTGATAGAATGAATGGATATTTAGGTTATACAAGAGTCCACGGAGACACTCGTTATAATGAATCTAAAAATGCGGAAATTGCTGATAGAGTTAGTATGTAAATGAATTGTTTAATTAAGTCTATTTATGCAGGATTAATGATAGGGATAGGAGGAATAATTTACCTATCCCTAAATAATCCAATTATAGGAGCATTTTTATTTTCTTTCGGACTTTTAACTATAATTATACAACAATTTAATCTTTTTACTGGGAAAATAGGTTTTATTAAAACAAAAGAACAATTATTTGAAATACCAATAATTATTTTAGGAAATTTTATAGGCACTTTTACTATGAGTGTTATGGCAAGAATTGCTAACCTACCAATTTCCGCAGATATTATTTGTTTTAATAAGTTAAATAATAATATTTTTAATGTTTTTATTTTAGCTATTTTCTGTGGTATTATGATGTATCTTGCTGTTGATAATTATAATAAATCAAAGAATATCATTTGTATTATATTACCAGTTGTTATTTTTATATTAGCTGGTTTTGAACACTCTATTGCTAATATGTTTTATTTTTCTTTAGCAGGAGTTTGGAATATAAAAGCATTTTGTTATATAATTATAATGATATGCGGAAATGCCTTTGGGGCTTTAATATTTAATTATTTTAAGGAGAAAACAAATGTATAAGATTAATGAAGAATTAAGTGAATTAATTACAAGAAAGTATGATAAAACTGGATTAATCATTTCTATTGAAGAGTGTTCTGAACTACAAAAAACAATTACTAAATACTTGCGTGGTAAAGGTGATTATGAAAATATATGTGAAGAAATGGCTGATGTAATAATTTGTTTAGATTGGTTACAGCACATTTTAGATATAAAAAATGAAGATATTCAAAAGTGGATTGAATATAAAACAGAGCGCACTCTTGGTAGAATACAAGAAGGAGTGTTTAAGTAATGAATTATTGTGATATAAAACATGATGATATGTTAAATGGTGACGGCATTAGAGTCACTCTTTTTGTAGCTGGTTGTAATCATCATTGTGTAAATTGTCAAAATCCTCAAACATGGGACCCGAATTATGGTATTCCTTTTAAAATGGAAGACTATATGGAAATTTGTAATGAGTTGAGTAAAGATTATATTTCTGGTATTACTTTGAGTGGCGGTGACCCGCTATATCCAGAAAATAGAGAAACTATAAAACTTTTAGTAAATAACTTAAAAATAGCTTTTCCAGAAAAGACTATATGGCTTTATACTGGGTATCTTTTTGAAGAAGTTAAAGATTTAGATTTTATTCATAATATTGATGTATTAGTAGATGGACTTTTTATTGAAAGTCAAAAAGATGTAAAATTACATTGGGTTGGTTCTGCCAATCAAAGAGTAATTGATGTAAAGAAGACATTTGACAAAGGGAATATAGTTCTTCATAGATGATTTCTTTCTTGCTTTCTTATATTTTTTATGATATAATATATATAGAGTAAGAAATATAAGTAAAATAAGAAAGTGGTGGTTTTATTTGCGTACTAAAAATTTCACTATAAGTGATTTTTATTGTACTAAATGTGGTAATAAGGGTGTTCCTATTCCTCGTCGAGATAGTCGCGTAAGAGAAAAAGGACATCTAAAAAGACTATATTGTATTCATTGTAAGCAAGTGGTAAATCATGTTGAAATTAGAGCGTGTGATACCTATTCTTATGAAGATTTTAAAAGAGAATTTGAAGCTGGAAAATTTAAGGAGGATATTATTAATGAAGAAGTTTGATTTTTATAACGATAATACCAAGGAAGCTCTGTTTAAGATTATTGATGACGGCAAGGTTTTTATTGGTAAGGCTAAGGCACATCCAGAAGATGCTGAGATTGCAGGTCGTCTAACTGGTATTACTATTGCTGAGTTTAGAGCAAGAATCAAGAGGGAAGAGAGTAAGTATAAGGATAATAAGCGAAAGGCTGTGGAACTACGAAAGCAGCTTGCAGAAGTTGAAAGAAATATGGACTTTTATGAAAAGAGAAAGAGTTGTCTTGAGACTGAATTAAATGCTTATCTTACTCATAAGGCTACTTTCCAGCGTCGATATAAAAATATGGTAAATCGTAGAAAGGCAGTAAATAAGTAATATGGAAGTAAAATTAGTTTCTTATACTTTTGACCCAGTAGAAAAAATAGAAATTGCGGCAAGTACTTGTTATGATAGTAAGCCAACAAAAGGTGCAATTATGCGCCATTGTTATAAGAGTGGGCATCATTCTGTTCTTGAATTTGCCGATTTTCATTTTAAGATTTCTGGTGTAAGTCGTGCTTTAACACATCAATTAGTACGGCATCGCATGGCGTCTTTCGCACATCGTTCCCAGAGATATTGTGAAGAAGATGGGTTTAATTTTATAGTACCTAATACTATTAAACAGAATGAAAAAGCAATAAAAATTTTTAATAATGTAATTTCTAATATTCAAGAAGGATATAGTGAATTAATCGAGTTAGGAATTCCTGCAGAAGATGCTCGTTTTATTCTACCAAATGCGTGTGCTTCTGAAATTAATGTAAAAATGAATTTAAGAGAGTTAATTCATTTTATGAATGAGCGTTTATGTACTTGCGCTCAGTGGGAAATTCGTGAATTAGCCAGAAAAATGCGTGATGAAGTATTAAAGGTATGTCCAGAGTTTGAAGATATGCTTGTACCAAAATGCGAAAAGTATAGTCCATTTTGCTTTTGTACGGAAACAAAGAAGCGTTCTTGCGGCAGACATTTAACTGTTTCAGAACTACTTGAATATTTACAGCCATATCTTAATTCTAACTAATAAAAAGGGTAATGAATAATAGTTCATTACCCTTTTTGACATTTAAATAAAAATATGTTATAATAAATTATAAAGGAGGAATAAAGATATATGTCTTATGGTATTGAGCAAATTCAAACCTTAGAAGGTATTGATGCAATTAGAAAAAGACCGGGTATGTATATCGGTTCTATTGGTATTGATGGACTTCATCATATTAATTTAGAGATTATTTCTAATGCTATTGACGAATATCTTGAAGGAACTTGTAATAGAATTGTAATTTCTGTTTCAAAAGATGATGTTGTAAATATTAAAGATAATGGTCGTGGTGTTCCTTTTGGTAAAAAGCCAGATGGTACAGAAACATTGGAAAATATTTTTACAAAACTTCATACAGGTGCAAAATTTAGTTCTGATGGTTCTACTGGATATAATTCAAGTGGTGGCATGAATGGTGTTGGTTCAAAAGCAACAAACGCTCTATCAGAGTTCTTTAATGTAATTTCTGTAAGAGATGGCAAAAAAGCTATAATGCGTTTTGAAAAAGGTCATCGAAAAATGTTTGTCGTTGACACAGAAACACAAGAGCCTACTGGTACAACTATTGAATATAAAGCTGATAATACAATTTTTAAAGAAGGAATTACTCTTGAGAAAGATAGATTGGTAAAACAGTTAAAAGAGTTTTCTTTTTTATGTCCGGGGCTTGTTATTGAGTTAAATTATAAAAATGATGACCCTATTATTTTCCAGACTAAAGATGGAATGATTGATTATATTAAATCTTTATGTCCAGAAGAGAAAAGATTAACTTCTATTTTTAGTACAAAAAGTGTTGAAGATAGATATTGTGTTTCATTAGCTTTATGTTATAGTTCTAATTATTCTGAAACAGCTAAGTTATATACAAACAATATTCCCAATTCAAGTGGAACACATTTAACAGGTTTTAGAGCTGCTATGACAAGAACTGTAAATGATGTTGCTCGTGAAATGAAATTGTTAAAAGATAAAGATGGTAATTTAACTGGTGATGATTTAAAAGAAGGTTTAGTTCTTGCTTTATCTTTAAAAATGCCAGACCCTATCTTTAATGGGCAAACAAAAGATGTATTAACTTCTGCGGAAGGTCGTACAATAGTTGAGAAGTTAGTTGGAAAAGAAATCAGAAAATGGTTTATGCAAAATCCTTCTGAACTAAAAACTATTGTTAATAAAGCTATTACAAGCAAAAAAGCAAGAGAAGCTGCTAAAAAAGCAAGAGATGTAGTAAGAGAAAAAAATAAAAGTATTTTACCATCAGCTTTTAAAGGAAAATTGGTTGATTGTATAAGTAAAGACCCAGATGAAACCGAATTATTTTTAGTTGAGGGTGAATCTGCGGGCGGTGGCGCGAAGCAAGGTCGTGATAGACAAACTCAAGCAGTTCTTCCATTACAGGGAAAAGTTTTAAACTCTGAGAAAACAGATATTACTAAACTTTTGGCGAATAAAGAAATTAAATCTTTAATTCGTGCTATTGGTGCGGGTTTTGGAAATGATTTTGATATAAATAAAGTTCGTTACAAAAAGATTATTATTATGGCAGATGCTGATGTTGATGGAAGTCATATTAGAGTTTTGTTAATGACTTTCTTCTTTAAGTATATGCGTCCTTTGATTGAGCATGGATATATTTATTTAGCTATGGCTCCATTATATAAAGTTGAAAAAGGCACTAAAATTGAGTATTTGTTAGATGATTCTCAGCTTGCAGAATATAAGCGAACTCACCAAGGACAGAAATATGAAGTAACTTATATGAAGGGTCTTGGCGAGATGGACAAAATGGAATTAAAAGAAACCACAATGAATATTGAAAATCGTCGTTTAAAGCAAATGACTTTAGACGATGCAGATAAAATGGCAAGAATTTTTAATAAGTTAATGGGTTCTTCTGTTGCTCCAAGAAAAGAATTTATTGAACAAAATGCTCATCGAGCTAATATTGATATTTAATGGAGGTAAATAATATGTCTGTTGTAGTCGCAGTTAGAGATGAGGATAAGATTTGGTTAGCAACTGACAGTCAGGTAACAGCAGGTTGGACTAAGAGCCTGTTGTTATCTCAACACTCTTTTAAAATTTTTAAGGGTAGAAATAATGTCAATATCGGAGGAGTAGGCGCTTTAAGAGATTTAAATATTATTTCTACTTCTGATGTAGATTTTATTTCAGAAAATGACATTTTAAAGAATAATGTTAATTTTAAAAATATGGTAAGAGAAACTGTTCCCAAGATTTTTGCAGAACTTCAAAAGTTTAATCGTATTTATCAAGAACATGGTATGCTTTATATGGAATCATCTTTCATTATTGCTCATGGAGACTCTTGTTATTCAATCACATCAGATGGTTGTGTTCAAGAGTTGTATGATATGTTTGCAATAGGTTCTGGCGCAGAAATGGCTGAAAGTGCATATACTATTTTAAGAGATGTTGAGTTGTCCCCGAAGGATAAAGCTATTAGAGCAGTTATGTCTTCTTGTGAAAGAGATATTTTTGTCGATTATCCTATTGTTATTACTAACACTTTAATGGATAATTTTGAGGTTTTTGATGGACAAAATCTATATGAAATTCGAGATGGAGTAATCGAAGAAGCTCCTATTGAAGAAGAAGCTGAAAACAAGACAGAAGAAAAAAGTCCAGAAGGTATACAAGCATCTAATGACTAAGAGAAGGGAGTAATTATAAATGAATATCCAATTATTTACAGATGGCTCTTGTTCAAAAAATGGATGCAAAGAAAATTTTGGCGGATATGCAGTTATATTGACAATTAACAATAAAACTGTTAAAATATATAAGGAAAGTAAAAGTAATACTACCAATAATGAAATGGAAATGATGGCAGTATTACAAGCAATTAAAATTGCAAAGATTTTAACAAAAACTAACAAAAGAGAAATTGAAATTTTTAGTGACTCTGCCTATGTAGTAAACACAGTTAATACTTGGATGAATTCTTGGGCGGCAAATAACTGGATAAAAAAGAGTGATAAAAAGCCGCCAGAGAATTTAGAAATTGTTAAAGAAATTTACTCTTTAATGCAATTTGAAAGATGTATTAAAGTGAAAAAAATTAAAGGACATTTCGGAGAAGAGTTTAATGAATTGGCTGACCAAATAGCCAAAGAAGCTACAAAAGAAGCAGAACAGAAGTATTTAGAAGGGAGAAAGTAATTAAATGTCTCAAGTAATTGAAACCATATTCCCAACTAATATGTCTGAAGAAGTAGAGCAATCTTTCTTGGATTATGCTGTATCTGTTATTACAGATAGAGCTTTACCCGATGTAAGAGATGGTTTAAAACCTGTTCATAGACGCATTATTTATGCTGCTTATGACCAAGGTTTATTATCTAATAAAAAATATACCAAAAGTGCTGGTATTGTTGGTGAAGTTTTAAAGAAGTATCATCCTCATGGTGATACTTCTGTATATGACTCACTTGTTCGTCTTGCTCAAGACTTCTCTATGAGATATTGTTTAATTGATGGACATGGTAACTTTGGTTCTATTGATGGAGACCCTCCTGCGCATTATCGTTATACAGAAGCAAAAATGACTAAATTCGCAGAAGAAATGGTTAGAGATATTAAGAAAAATACTGTAAATTTTATTCCTAACTTTTCTGAGGAATATACAGAACCAGAAGTATTACCTGCAAGAGTACCAAATCTACTTTTAAATGGTACAACTGGTATTGCGGTAGGTATGGCTTGCTCTTTTGCTCCTCATAATTTCACAGATATTGAAAGAGCAATAGAAGCATATGTATCAAATCCAAATATTTCTAATGAGGAATTAGTAAATATTATTCAAGGTCCAGATTTCCCAACCGGCGGAATTGTAATTAATAAAGATGAACTGGTTGAAGGATATTCAACTGGTCGTGGTCGTATAAGAATTCGTGGTAGATATGAAATTCAAACACGAAAGAAAAGAAACTTAATTGTTTTTACAGAAATTCCTTATATGACTAAGAAAGAAAAAATTCTTGAAGATATAATTAAGTTATGTGAGAATAAAGAAATTGAAGGTATAGCAGATGCGCGTGATGAAAGTGACCATCGTAATGCCTTAGTAATTGAAGTTGCAAATGGCTATGACCCGGAAGATATTGTTAGAGTATTATTTGCAAAAACTCAATTAGAGAATACTTATTCTTTAAATCACACTTGCTTAGTAAATGGTTCTCCAAAAGTATTATCTTTAAAAGAATTAATTAGTCATTATGTTAATTTCCAATATGAAGTTATAACTCGTAGAACTGAATTTGATTTAGCAAAGATTTTAACAAGATTAAATGTTATTACTGGTTATATTATTGCTTTAGCAAATATTGATGATGTTATAAAGGTTATTAGAGGAAGTAACACAAAAGAAGAAGCAAAAACCACTTTAATGACTCGATTTGAATTAAATGAAGAACAAGCGGTAGCAGTTCTTAAAATGGAGTTATATAGATTAACTAAATTACAAGTCGATGAGCTTAAAGAAGAGCAAGCAGAGCTGACAGAAAAGAAAAATGGTCTTGAGAGAATTTTGAATAATTCTGAGGAACTCAATAAAGTTTTTATTACAGAATTATCAGAAGAAAGCCGAAAATTTGCAAGTCCTCGCCGCACTGATATTACACAAATCAATGTTGTAAAAGATAAGAAAACTAAAGTTGAATTTATTCCAAAACCAATTACTATTGGCATTGATGAAGATTATACAATCAAAATTATTGAAAATGTTAAATCTTTTAAAACAAAAAAGAATAAAGAAAATTATCAGTATATCTTAACTACAACAACAGCAGATTCATTGACTATATTCGCCAATGATGGAAAGGTATATAGAATTCCGTTGTGTGATATTAAAAATGATACCAATATTATTTCTGCTCTTGATTTGCAAGATGTAAGAATTGTAGATATTTTAACAGATACTACTAAACATTTTGTATTATTCTTAACTAAGAATGGAATAATTAAAAAGAGTAATCTTGATGAATATAAAAATATCAAGAGAAATGGAACTATTGGTATTAAATTAAGAGAGGGCGATGAAGTACAAAAAATTTGTTTTGTTGATGATGAACCTGTAATTATTATCAACAATAGAGGATTGACTATAAAAATTACCACTAAAGATATTGCCCCTACTGGTAGAAATACTATGGGTGTCGCCGGAATGAAGTTAAAAGAGAATGATTATGCTGTTTCTATGACTCCTATTTCTGGTGATAAAAAATATATTTTGACAATTTCTAAAAATGGTTTTGCCAAAAAAACCGAAGAAAAAGAATATAGTTTCCAAGGTAGAAATGGCGTTGGCGCCATAGGTTGTAAAATTGCAGATAATGATACTGCTTTAAGTATTTTATCTGTAAATGAAAATGATACAATAATTATTTATAGTCAAAATAATCTAATTAAAATTCCTTGTAGCGATGTTCCAACTGTTAATAAGGTTGCTCAAGGTAATCATATTGCAAAATATGGTAATGTAAATAATATCAACATAATATAAACAACAATTTTTATAGTATTTGAAATTAAAGTAAGTATCTAATACCAAGTCCTAAGAAGATTTTTCTTCTTAGGACGACAATAAAGGAGAATGAAATAATGAAAAATACTATTAAAAAAATGATTGCGATGATTATGGCTACTACTATATCTTCTTTTATTATTGCACCAGTTTTTTTGAATGCGGGAGCCGCAGACACAGAAGAACCAGTAGTAAAAGAAGAATATGTTTTTGAAACTGTTAATATTGAAGAAAGTTTAATTGGTTTAGATTTAGAAGCGCAAGTAGTGAGCCTTGCTAATGCTAAAGCAACTGCACATGAGATGGCTGAAAATGCTCGTAGTTTAGGTTTTAAAGAAAACCATGAGATAATTAAAGCTGCTCAAACTGTGTGGAATGATGCTAATGAAATATGGAAAGTAAAAAATTCAGAATTAGCAAAACAAAAGGCGTTAGAAGAACAAAAGCGTAAAGAAGAGGAAAGTAGAAGAATTAGTCTGGGTACTTTTAAATTAACTGCCTATTGTCCTTGTAGCAAATGTTGCGGAAAATGGGCAAATGGTATTACAGCTACCGGAGTGACAGCAAGAGCTAATCATACTATTGCTGTTGACCCCAGAGTAATACCTTATGGTTCTACCGTTTATATTGAAGGTTTAGGAACCTATGTAGCCGAAGATTGCGGTGGAGCAATTAAAGGTAATAGAATAGATATATTTTATAATACACATTCAGAAGCATTAAATTCTGGAGTTACTGCATTAAATCCAAAAGTATATCTAATTAAAGATAACTAATTCAACTAATTTTCAATGCTATAAAATTTGTTATTCTTTTTATTAAAGGAGTATATTATGTATTCACGAGAAGAAGTAGATAAATTCTATCCAGGCGCTCCTATTTATGAAGCCATGGAAGTTTGGAGTTTGCCAAAGACTAAACAAGATAAGATTATAGAAGTGTGCGAAAGTGGCGATTATTTTGCCGAATTGAAGAAAGATGGAAATTGGTACGAATTTTCTAAAAGTATCAATGGAGAAAATTATCTTTTTGGTCGAGGTAAAAGCACTAAAACTGGTTTGCCTGTTGAGTGTATTAAAAAAGTACCTCATATTGAAGAGGCTTTAAAATGTTTACCTAATGATACTGTTATTGTAGGAGAAATTTATTATCCGGGGAAAACTACAAATGAAGTAAGAACTGTTATGGGTTGTCTCCCTAAAAAGGCAGTAGAAAGACAAAAGGAAAAGGGAAATATACATTTTTATCTACATGATATTATTCGTTATAACGGAGAAGATTTAACTTCTCTTGGAGCTTATGCTCGTTATCAAAAGTTAGTAGAAGTATGTAATTCTTTTAATTTTTTAAATGAATATATAGAATTAGCTTCTATTGTAGAAGAAAATATTTATGATTTTCTATGTGCGGCTTTAGCTAATGGAGAAGAGGGAGGCGTGTTAAAATTAAAAACCGCTCCTTATACAGAAGGTAAAAGACCCGCATGGGATATGATTAAATGGAAAGAACATGATACTGTTGATGTAATTTGTATCGGTTTTGAAGATGCTACGAAAGATTATGATGGAAAAAATGAGGATAGTTGGGATTTTTGGATTATTGAAGAAGATTTAGATTATCCCAATGGAAAATATGAATTATATAAAAAGTGTGATGTTGGTAAGAAAGAAGTTATTCGTAGTATTAATTTTAGAACAATTCCTGTAACAAAACCTTATTATTATGGTTGGAAAACTGCTATGCGCATTGGAGTATATAAAAATGGAGAAATAGTAGAAATTGGTACTGTTTCTTCAGGTTTAAATGATGAATTGCGTGCGGCTTTTGCTAAAACACCAGAGAAGTATGTTAATAGGGTTGTAAAAGTGGATTGTATGAGAAAAACTGCGGATGCTTTAAGACATCCTCGTTTTATTGAGTTCCGAGATGATAAAGATATTCAATCTTGTACTTTCGAAGCGACATTTAATTAAATTATTGACATTTTAATAAAAATAGTTTATAATATATATAGAGATAAGGAATGAAATCTCAATAATATATAAGAAGTTTTTAATTGACATTGAAGAAAAAATAGTTTATAATAATTAAGGAAATTAAAACTTCAAAAAAAAAGATATTATAAATTACTTTGACATTTTTAAAAAAATAGTTTATAATATGTATGTAATCAATAATAAAGGATAAAAAATATCCTTTATAATACAAAAAAATAAAATTATAATTTTTAGGAGGATTTTTATTATGGCTGCTATGTCTGAGAATGCAAAGAAGGTTCTGGCTTATTTGAAGGGTGTTAATGGTGAGAATGTCACTGTTCACGATGTTAGCGATGCAATCGGTCTACCTGTAAATTCTATTACTGGTACTTTTAACTCTTTCGTCAAGAAGGGTCTGGGCGTCCGTGAGGCTGCTGAGATTGAGATTGAGGATGGTACTCATAAGCAGGTTAAGTTCCTAAAGCTGACTGATGCTGGTATGGCTTACGACCCCGCTGCTGAAGCCGCTGAGTAATATAATGGGACTTGAATAATTCAAGTCCCTTCTTTTTTCTCTATTTGACATTTAATAAAATATATGTTATAATAATTATAGAGAAAAGGAAAAATATTATCAAAAGGAGAAATTATTAAATGACAAAAAAGCAAAGTTTTATTACTATGGTCGAACACTTACTCCAGTATCCGATTGAAAAGACAGATGATTTCAGTTATGAAGATGCTATGACTTATTTTGAAAGTCTAAAGGCTTCAAAAGAAAAGGAGAAGGTAGCATTTACAGAAAATGGAAAGAAAATTCTGGTTTATATGCAGGAACAGAAAGATAATTCTAATAATCTTTTTAAGTCCAAAGATATTGCTGAGGGTCTTTTTATGAGTTCACGCTCTATTAGTGGCGCTATGCGTAAACTTGTAACTGATGGTTATGTAGAGAAGATTGGAGAGACTCCCGCAAGTTATTCTTTAACTGAAACCGGTGTAAATGTAACTTTTTCTGATTAATCATTTTATTTAAATTGATTAACTGAGTAATAAGTAAGTAGAAAAAATTCATTTTATATTTTATTTTAAGGAGATAATGTTTATATGAAAAAGATGATTAATAAGAGCCATATCGAAGGACTGCTTTATGAATCTACTTTGGAAGAGAGGGTCGCAGGTGAAAATGCCGCAAATCCCGGCGCTAAGTATATTAGCGGTAAGGTAAGTGTTCAGGTAGCAGAAGATAATGTTATCACTATTGATGTTTTTGAGAGTGAGATTACTAAGAAGAAGACTGCTAATCAGAAGTATCCTACTTTGAAAACTTTAATGGCTGCACCTTCTGTTGTTAATGGTGGAGTTGATAATGCGGTTAAGGTTCGTATTGACTCTGCTTTGGCGCTAAATGATTGGTATCGTCCCGATGGTGAACTTGTAAGTTCTATTCGTAATTTTAATGGTTTTATTCATATCGTAACTGATAAGATTAATCCTTCTTCAACTTTTGAAGTGGATATGCTGATTGTTTCTTCTACTGATGAAATGCAGAAGAACGCTGATGGAGATATGGAGCCAACTGGTTCTTTGGTTCTGAACGGGTACATTTTTGATTATGCGAATAAGATTCTTCCTGTTAGACTGCTGGTTGAAAATAAGGAAGGCGTAAAGTATTTCCGTGACCTTGAAAATAATACTTTTACAAGAGTATGGGGTAATATGATTACTCAGACCATTAAGACAACTCAGGTTGAAAAGTCTGCGTTCGGTGCCGATAAGGTTGTTGAATATGTAAATACTCGTAAGAAGTATGTTGTTACAGGAGTCGCCGCTGAGCCTTATGATTTTGGCGATGAGTCTGTTCTAAGCGTTGCAGAAGTTAAGGAAGCTCTTGCAAATCGTGAGATTTATCTTGCTGATTTGAAGACCAGAAGTGAGCAGGCTCGTAAGAAGTCTGGAACTGCCACTGGTTCTGCTCCTATTGCTAAGGAAAATGCGGCTGGTGCTAAGTTTGATTTTTAATCAAACTTTCACCAACTGTATAATTAACAATAAGGAGGAAAAATAATGGGTCTTTTAGATTTACAGCCTCATAAGGTATCTCGTGACTTGAGAGGTTATAGTGTTTTGTTCTACGGTGAGCCAAAGAGTGGTAAGACTACTATCGCAAGTAAGTTCCCGCACTCTCTACTATTTGCTTTTGAAAAAGGTTATTCTGCTTTGCCGGGTGTTTTTGCTCAGCCAATTAATAATTGGTCTGAATTTTTAAAGTTTTTACGAGAATTAAAGCAAGAGGAAGTTAAGGAAAAGTTTGAAACCATTGTAATTGATACTGCGGATATTGCTTATGATTATTGTGAGCAGTATATTTGCAATATTGAAGGTGTTGACTCTATTAATAAGGTTCCTTTTGGTCAGGGCTTCACTAAGGCTGGAAAGGAATTTGACTCTAAGCTGCGTCAGATTGTTCAGCTTGGATATGGTTTAGTAATTATTTCTCATGCTCAAGATAAGACTTTCCAAAATGAAGATGGTTCTGAATATAACAGAATTGTTCCTACTCTTGGTAATAAACCTCGTATTATTTGTACTCGTATGTGTGATATTATTGGATATTCACGACAGATTGATACAGAGGAAGGTTTAAAAACTTTCTTGTTTATGCGTGGTACTCCTCGTTTTGAAGCTGGTTCTCGTTTTAAGTATACTCCTGACCGCATTGAGTTTACTTATCAGAATTTAGTTAATGCTATTGCTGATGCTATTGACAAGCAAGCTGAAGAAGATGGAAGTGAATTTGTTACCAACGACAGAGAGAATGTTCATCTTGATACAACTTCTGAACTTGATTTTGATAAACTGATGGCAGAATTTCAGTCAATAACTTCTAAGATGGTTGCAACAAATTCTGAATATTATGCTCCTCGTATTACAGAGATTGTTGAGAGACATCTTGGTAAGGGGAAGAAAGTTTCTGAATGTTCTCGTGACCAAGTAATGTTAATTGATATTATTGTTTCTGAACTTAAAGATGTTCAGTAATGATTGAGGAAAGAAGGCTGCTCGAAAGAGTAGTCTTCTTTTTTGACTTTTATTAAAAATTATGATATAATATTTATAGGAGGAGATTAAGATGGCAGCAAGTGTAAGAAGAAAAGTCAAATGCCCAGGTTGCGGTGTTTATTTTTATAGAGATGAAGAAGAAAACATCTTAATCAAAAATAGATATTGGCATAAAATATGTTATCAACAACAGCAAATAAAAAATGAACAATCTGCTCAGGCAATAATAGAATTAGATAATTATATCTGTAAATTGTTTGGTCTTGATTATGTTAATGCAAGAATAAAGAAGCAAATTAAAGATTGTGTAGAAAAATATCATTATTCTTATTCTGGTATTTTAAAAACTTTACAATACTTTTTTGAAATAAAAAAGAACCCAATAGAAAAAGCTAATGGCGGAATAGGTATTGTTCCATATGTCTATGATGATGCAAAAAAATATTTTGAAACTATTTTTTATGCTCAACAATTAAATAAAGATAAAGATATAGATTCTTTTATTTTAACCGAGAAAGAAATAAAAATATCTTCTCCGCAATCTAAAAGAAAAAATATTCAAATGATAGATTTAAATTTATTAGAGGGAGGACTTGACACCATTGAATAATAATTTATTCATAGATAAGCGTAGTATTATGCAAGTGCTTGGTTGTCTAATAAATTATCCTAATATTTTTGACCGCACAGATAAATATTGTTTAAATATTGATGATTTTGCGGAAGATTTTCATAAAATAGTATTTGGAGCCGTAAACAATTTAAAAGCTCAAGGACTAAAGAAAATTGAAGTATTGGATATTGATAATTATTTATCAAGTAGACCAACTTTATATAAGATTTATAATAATAACAAAGGCGCGGAATATGTTAGTGAAATTATAAAAGTTGCTGACGCTTCAAAATTTGACTATTATTATAATCGCATGAAAAAGATGACTTTATTAAGAGTATACATGAATTATGGAGTAGATGTTACTTGGCTTTATAATCCATCAACTCTTGATATAAAATTACAACAATCTCAAGAAGATTGGTTAGATAGTACTGATATAAGTGTTATCGCAGACACTATTGACAAAAGAATAGAAGAAATTAAAAGTCAATATTTAAATTCTATTAGTAATAATATTGGAGTACAAGCTGGACAAAATATTTTTGAACTTATTGATAATTTAAAGAAAACTCCAGAAGTAGGTATTCCTATGTATGGACCTCTTATTAACACAATTACAAGAGGAGCAAGATTGAAAAAGTTTTATCTGCGGTCGGCACCTTCTGGAGTTGGTAAATCTCGTATGGGTGTAGCAGATATTTGTAATTTTGGTTGTAATGAAATTTATGATTTGTTTATGGGTGGTTGGGTAAAAAATGGAACTTCTGAACCATCTTTATTTATTACAACAGAACAAGAAGTAGACGAAATCCAAACTATGATGTTAGCTTTTCTTTCTGCTGTTCCAGAAGATAATATTTTAAATGGACAATACGGAGATGGAGAAGAAGAAAGAGTGCGGAAAGCCGCCGCGATAATCTCTAAAAGTCCTATTTGGATAGAGGAATTACCAGACTTTTGTTTGGATGATGTAGAAAATACAATTAGAAAGCATGTTATAGACCATGGAGTTAAATATGTATGTTTTGACTATATTCACACTTCATTAAAAATTCTTGAAGAAATAACAAGAAAAACTGGTGGCATTAAATTAAGAGAAGATAATATTCTTTATATGTTAGCAATTAGATTAAAAGATTTATGTAATGAATTAGGGATTTTCTTAATTTCAAGTACTCAGTTAAATGGAGAATGGGAAGGAAAAAGAGATGGTAATCAGAATCTTTTAAGAGGTGCTAAGGCTATTGCGGATAAAGTAGACTTAGGTATGATAGCTTTACCAGTTACAGAAGATGATTTAAAATGTCTGGAAACTTTGTTAGCTGGTGGTTCTATTGTTACACCGAATATTGCTTTGCATATTTATAAGAATAGACGAGGTAAATATAAAAGTGTTAAGTTGTGGTGTTCTGCGGATTTAGGTATTTGTAGAGTAACACCATTGTTTTTAACTGACAACAATTATCAGCTTATCCCTATTGAAGATTACAAAATTGTTGTTGAAGAAGAAGAAAAGGAAGAGCAGAAAATAACTTTTTAAGGAGTGATAATTATAGACGACCTGTATTTTGATAAAGATTTTATAAAAAATAATCTTAGTATTCATCAAATTGCGGATTTAGTCACTTCTTTTGGCGCGAATCCAACTTTTAAAAATGATGAAGTTTTAATGATGGAAACCATTTGTCATAATCAAATTGGAGAATCACATGGTCAAAAATTGTATTATTATGACAACACAAAGTTGTTTAAATGTTATACTGAATGTGATACTACTTTTGATATTTTTGAATTGGTTTGTAAAGTTAAGAAGATACAAAACTATGAAGATTGGAGTTTATATCGTGCAATTTGTTTTGTTGCAGGAACTTTTGGATTCGCGCCAACTGCTGAAGCTAATGATGGTTTATTAGCAACAGCAGAAGATTTAAGAATATTGAATTACTATGATAATCTAAATAAAAATCGAGATGATATTATCTTTGATTATAAAGTTTATGATGAAAAGATATTAGATTGTCTACCTTTTATTCCTTCTATTGATTGGTTACGAGAAGGAATAACAATAGATACCATGAAAAGATATGGTATAAAATATTATGGTACAGAACATAAAATAGTTATTCCTCATTATGATTATAAAAATAATCTCATAGGAATTAGAGGGCGTACTTTGGTTCGAGAAGAAGCAGAATTGTTTGGTAAATATATGCCTTTGAAAATAAATGGTGCGATGTATAATCACCCATTGTCTTATAATTTATATGGATTGAATATGAATTTAGAGAATATACGAAAAGCTAAAAGAATTTTCTTATTTGAGGGCGAAAAGTCAGTTATGTTATATGATAGCTTTTTTGGGAAAGAAAATAATATAGCTGTCGCTACTTGCGGTCATTCAGTTACTTTGCCGCAATTCAATTTAATAAAAACTTTATGCGACGTCGATGAAATTATTTTAGCATATGATAAACAGTTCCAAGAAATTGGTGATAAAGATTTTGAAAAAGATACCAAATTATTAACTAATTTAGCTAACAAAATGAATAATTATTGTGTAGTTAGTATTATGTTTGATAAATTTGGTAAATTGGATTTTAAAGATTCACCAATAGATAAAGGAAAAGATACTTTTGAATTTCTTTTTGCGAATAGAATAGTGCAAGGAGCGTAATATATGGAAGTTAAATTAATCAATGAAATAAATCCTAATTTTAATACAATAGAACAGATATTATTTAATAGAGGAATTGCGATTGAGGATATGGAAGATTTTTTACATACTCCCGATGATGTAATTCACCCTTTTCAAGATTTAGATAATATTACAATAGCAAGAGATTGTTTCTTAAAACATTATCAAAAGAAAAGTAAGATTTTAATTCAAGTAGACTGTGATACCGATGGATATACTTCTGCGGCAGAGTTATATAATTATCTACGAGCCAATTATCCAGAAGTAGATTTAGAATATCAAGTCCATGATGATAAAACTCATGGTTTAGAAATTACAGAGGATATTCTTAATAAGCGTTATGATTTAATTTTTATCCCCGACGCTGGCAGTGAACAATTTGAAGAGCATAAGAAACTTTATGATTTAGGAATTGATGTTATTGTTTTAGACCACCATAATTGTAGTTATGAAAGCAGTAATGCGATTGTAGTTAATAATCAATTATCTAAAAATTATCAGAATAAAGATTTGTCTGGTGTTGGAGTGGTCTGGCAGTTTTGCCGTTGTTTAGATGAAGATTATGAATTTAATCAGCATCAGGCGCCCGCAGAATTATTTTTAGATTTAGTTTCTCTTGGTCTAAATGCTGATATGATGGATATTAAGAATTTAGAAACTAAAAAGTTAATTGAATATGGACTGCGGCAGATTGAAGAACAGAATTCTTGGAATAATACTTTTTTAAATGGTTTAATCCATAAACAAACTTATTCTATGACTGGAGAACGAGTTTATCATGGACAAGAAATTACTCCAATGGGAATTCTTTTCTATATTGCTCCTTTAATTAACGCTGTAACGAGAGTAGGTACACATGAAGAAAGAGAAATTGTTTTTAAGGCTTTTTTGGAAGATGCCGTTGAACAAGAAGTTCCTTCTATTAAAAGGGGTCATAAGCCAGGAGATACAGAAACAATTCTTGAACAAGCCAAGCGCATTGTCACAAATGTTAAAAATAGACAGAAGAAACATAGAGATGAAGCCTTTATTGTCTTTGAAAAAAATATTACAGAAGATTATTTAAATACTCATTCTGTTATTTTCATTGATGCGAAAGGTGCTTTAGATAAAAATCTGAATGGATTAGTAGCTAACCAAATTATTGGTAAATATAATCGACCTGCTCTTGTAATGTCTAAATTTACAACAGAAGATGGGATTGTAAAATATGCGGGTTCCGCACGAGGAGTCGATGGTGATATTTGTCACGATTTTAGAAAGTTTATTTTAAATAGTGGCTTAGCGGAATATGCTCAAGGACATCCTAATGCTTTTGGTGTTTGTTTTACAGAAGAAAATTTAAAAACGTTCTTAGAATATGCGACAGAACAGTTACCTTATAATAAAATAGAAGATACTTTAAATGTAGATTTTGTCTTTGAAGCCGCAGATTTAAATCCTCAAACCGTATTGGATATTGGGTCTTTGGCTCCCTATTGGGGTAACGGTTTTAAAGAAGCTATCGTAGCTATAAAAAATATTAAGATTACTTCACAAAATAAAACTTTAATGTCGCCTGATAAGAATCCTACTTTAAAGATTATGGTAGGAAATATTGGCTTTATTAAGTTTAAAATTGACCCCGCATTTTTTGAAACTTTAGCACCTAATAATTATACTTCCACTATTGTAGATATTATTGGTAAATGTAATATCAATAATTGGAATGGTAATTCCTATCCTCAAATTTTAATAGATAATTTTGAAGTAAAAGGAAATATAACTGATTTTTAAAAGTCATTTCTGTTTACAATTTTCTAAAAATTTGGTATAATATAATATAAGGAAGGATAATATTTATGATATTAACTGAAAAACAACAAGAAGCAATTAATATTGTGAATAGAAATTACAAAATGGGTGAGATGATGACTGTTATCAGCGGTTTCGCGGGTACCGGTAAGTCTACGATTATAAATCATTTTATTGATTTAACAGGAATCATGGAATATACTCGATTTGTTACTTTTACAGGTAAAGCCTCTTTGGTATTACAACGAAAGGGGCTACCTGCTACTACTATTCATAAACTAATTTATAACGCACATAAGAATTATAGAACTGGACGCTTTTATTTTACTTTAAAGCCTGAACTTGAAGGTGATATAAGACTTATTGTTATTGATGAAGTTTCAATGGTACCGATGAAACTTCTTAAAGACTTAATGAGTTTTAACATTCCTATTGTTGCTTTAGGAGACCCTGGACAATTAGAGCCAATAGGAGAAGATAATGGATTATTAAAAGCGCCAGATATTTTTCTTGATGAAATTCATCGTCAAGCAGAAGACAATAGCATCATTAGATTATCTATGATGGCTCGACAGAAAAAGCCTATTCCTTATATTTATGATGATGCTAATGTAAAAGTTATTCGACGAGACGAAGTTACAATGGAAATGTTCTGTTGGGCTGACCAAGTGCTTTGCGCTCGGAACAACACTCGTAGACAAATAAATGCAGAAATGCGAGAACATCTTGGTTTTTCTGGAGATTTACCTAATAGAAATGATAAAGTTATTTGTTTAAAAAATTATTGGGATATTTTAAATGACGATGGCTATCCCTTAATAAATGGAACCATAGGCAAAGTAACAGGGATTGTTACCGGAAAAGACTATGGAATCCTTGGACAAAAAACTTTAATTGATTTTCAATCAGATTATAGCTTACCTAATTACTATGGCGTTGAAATCGACTCTAATATCTTTAAAGGTAACGCCCCTTTGGTGACTAATTCTAAAAGTAAAAGATTGATTTGTGAGTTTGATTTTGGATATGCCATTACCTGTTGGAAAGCTCAAGGAAGCGAATGGGATAAAATATTAGTGTATGAAGAAAATTTCCCCTCAGATGTAGATTCTCATGCTCGGTTTTTATATACCGCTATTACAAGAGCACAAAATAAATTAGTTCTTGTTAAAAAATATATATTGAAAACAGTTAAAAAATATGTTATAATATAATAGAAAATAAGAGAGGAGATTTTAATGAGTTATTGTAGTATTCATAATCATACTGAATATAGTAACATTCGTCTACTCGACTCTATAAATAAAGTTTCTTCTTTGTTTGACAGAGCAATAGAAATAGGATTAAGAGGTTTTGCTATTACAGACCACGAATGTCTTTCTGCTCATGTTCAAGCAGTACAAAAGAGAAAAGAGTTAGTTAAAGCAGGTAAAATCAATGAAGATTTTAAATTAATCTTAGGCGATGAGATTTATCTTATTGATGATATTGAAGATTATAAAGAAAATTATACTGCGGCAACTCACTCATATTATCACTTTATAGTTCTCGCTAAAGACCCTATTGGTTATGAGGCTTTAAAAGAGATTTCTTCAACTGCTTGGAATAATTCTTATACTCAAAGAGGTATGGAGAGAGTACCGATTGAGAAAAAACAGCTTGCGGCAATCATGAAAGATTATAAAGGTCATGTGATTGCAAGTACAGCTTGTTTAGGTGGAGAATTAGCTAAATTTATTGTAAAGTTGGACGAAGCTGAAAGAAAAGAAGATGTAGAAAAAAGTTATTTTTATAAACAAAAAATCAATGATTTTATTGATTTTTGTGAAGATACTTTCGGTAAAGATGATTTTTATCTTGAAATGCAACCTTCAACTACTAAAGAGCAAATTATTGTTAATAAGAGAATTATTAGTATTTCAGGTTTTTATGGTCTGAAAGTAATATATTCTACAGATAGTCATTATGAGTCAAAAGAAAGAAGATTAATTCATAAATCTTATCTTAATGCTATGGACGGCGAAAGAGAAGTTGATGATTTTTATTCTTTCACTTATATGATGCCTATTGAAGAAGTTTATGATTTAATGAAAGAGTATATTCCTAAGAATATCTTTGATATTTTTACAGATAATACTTTAGAGTTAATGAGTAAATGCGAAAATTATGATTTGTTTCAGCCGCAGATTATTCCAGAAGTTCATGTTGTGCCAGAGAATTTTATTAAAGAGAAATTAAATAAAGAGTATCTTGATAAGATGAATGAAAGTGAATATGAACAAGATAGATATTGGGTTAATTATTGTGTATGGTCTTTAAAGAATAAAGGATTGTATAATGATAGTTATCTTGATAGATTAAATATTGAAGCAAAAGAAATGTGGTTAATTTCTGAAAAACTTGGTGTTAGAATGACTTCTTATTATAACACTATGCAGAAAATTATCGAAATTGTTTGGGATAAAGGCGATAGTTTAGTTGGTCCTGCTCGTGGTTCAGCCACAGGATTTTTAAGTTGTTATCTGTTGGGTATCACTCAAATGGACCCAATGAAATGGAATCTTCCTCACTGGCGTCATTTAACTGAAACTCGTCCAGAGCTTCCCGATATTGACTTCGATACTCAGGCTTCTCGTAGAAAGAAAATTTTAAATGCGGTTCGTGAGTTCTTTAATAAAGACATGAATCCTAATGATAGAAATTATAAGTTTAAAGATTGTTGGAATGTTTTGAACATTGCGACTTTTGGTACTGAAGGTCCAAAGTCAGCTTGTTTAACTGCTTGTAGAGGTTATCGTTCAGAAGAATATCCAGATGGAATTGATAGTGATGTTGCTCAATTCTTAACTGCTATGATACCTGCGGAACGTGGCTTCACTTGGCCTTTAAAAGATTGTTTATATGGTAATGAAGAAAAAGGAAGAAAGCCAATTAAGCAATTCGCTAATGAAATAAATAAATATCCTAATTTATTGGAAATTATGTTATCTATTGAAGGTATTGTTAATAAGCGTTCAAGCCATGCTTCTGGAGTTTACATTTATAATAATGGATTTTTGGAGCATAATGCTATGATGCGAACTCCAAAAGGAGTAGAAATTACTCAGTTCAATATGAGCGATTCTGACTACATGGGTTCTTTGAAATATGACTTTTTAACAGTTGAAGCATTAGATAAACTTCGTACTTGTATGGATTTGCTTTTAGAGGATGGAGAAATTGAGTATGAAGGTAGTCTTAAAAAGACTTATGATAAATATTTACATCCCGATGTTTTAGAGTATGACAATCAAGAGATATGGAGATTAATGGGGTCTGGTGAAGTTATTAACTTATTCCAATTTGATACTGCTGTTGGTTCTCAATGTGCAAAGAAATTAAAACCTCATTCTCTGGTAGATGCAGCTTCTGCTAACTCTTTAATGAGATTAATGGCAGAGCAGGGAGCAGAACAGCCAATGGATAGATATTTAAGAATGAAAAATAATATCCAACTTTGGTATCAAGAAATGAAAATGGTTGGTTTAACACCAGAAGAAATTAAAATTCTTGAGCCGCATTATCTTCCTGTTTATGGCACGCCTAATACACAAGAAGATATGATGGAAACCTTAATGAACCCAAATATCACTAATTTTGATTTGACTCTTGCAAATAAGGCAAGAAAAATTGTTGCAAAGAAGAAAATGAAAGAAGTTGCTGGTTTTGAAGAATTATTCTATCAAAAGGGCGAAGAAGCTGGCGCAAGAAAGATATTCTTAACTTATGTTTGGAATACTTGTATTAAACCTCAATTAGGTTATTCTTTCTCTCGTAATCATACAACTCCATATACAGCTATTGCACTACAAGAATTAAATCTTTATTATAAATATCCAAATATTTATTGGAATACTGCTTGTTTAACTGTTAATGCAGGTTCTGCGGAAGCTGATGAAGATGAAACTCAAAAAGCAACGGACTATGCAAAAATGGCTATTGCTATTGGTGATATACAAAGTAGAGGAGTAAAAATCTCTTTAGTAGATATAAACAAATCTTCTTTTGGTTTTAAACCAGATATTGAAAATAATCAAATCATTTTTGGTTTAAAAGGAGTTAATGGAATTAGTGATGATGATTTAGTAAATGAAATTATTAAAAATCGTCCTTATACTTCTATTGAAGATTTATTATCAAAAGTAAAATTGAATAAAAAAGCTGTTTTAAATTTGATTAAAGCAGGAGCTTTTGATAAATTATATGAAAATAAAACTCGTTATGATATTATGACTGATTTCATTCATATGGTAAGTAATGAGAAAAAACGATTAACTCTTCAAAATTTTAATGGTTTAATTGAAGCGAATTTAATTCCCGATGATTTAGCTTTTGTTGTTCGTGTATATAAATATACGAAAATTTTAAAGAAATATTTCAAAGACGGTGATTATTTTATATTAAATAATGAACAAACCTTATCATTCTTTGAAGAGAATTTTGATACTTCTTTATTAGAAACAAAAGATGGTAACTATGTAATTAATCAAAAAGTTTATGATAAAGTTATTTATCAAAAACAAATGGATATAGCCAGAACTTGGTTGAAAGCTCATCACGATGAAACATTAAAAACTTATAATAATATGCTTTTCCAAGAGGAATGGAAAAAGTATTGTGGCGATGGAAATATAAGTGGATGGGAAATGGATAGTATTTCTTTTTATTACCATGACCATGAATTAAAAAATGTTAATCGTGGGCTATATGGAATTAGTAATTTTAATGAATTACCGGAAAATCCACCTATTGATTATGTATTTACAAAAGCAGGAAAAGATATTCCTATTTATAAATTAACTCATATTATTGGTACTGTTATTAGTAAGAATAAAACAAAAGGCACTATTAATCTGTTAACAACAGATGGAGTAGTACTGGTTCGTTTCAGAAAAGAAATGTTTGCGGCTTTTGATAAACAGTTATCAGAAAAAAGAGAAGATGGAACAAAAAAGATTGTTGAAAAATCTTGGTTTAATAAAGGTAATAAATTAATGATTACCGGTTTTAGAAGAGAAGACCAGTTCGTTCCTAAGCGTTACAGTAAGACACCGGGACATACTTTATATGAAATTCAAAAAGTTAATAGTGATGGTACAATAGAGTTAAGAAGTGAAAGAGATAATGCGGGAGAGGGATAAAATCCCTCTCCTTATAAGGAGAATTTTTATGGAAGATATTAAACAGATGATAGTTATGCGAAAAGACTTAAATATGCGGAAGGGCAAAATCGCGGCTCAGGCGTCTCATGCAAGTTTAAGTGCTGTAATTAAAACTTCTTTAAAAGAAGGTATTGATTTTGAATTAGACGAAAATAGTTGTATTGCTATGAGAGGTAATAGCTATTTGGCGAATTGGTTAAAAGATTCTTTTAAAAAAGTTTGTGTATATGTAAATTCAGAGGAAGAATTATTAGATATATATAATCAAGGATTAGAGAATGGCTTTATTGTTTCTTTAGTCAGAGATAGCGGATTAACAGAATTTCATAATGTTCCAACTTATACCTGTCTTGCTTTTGAGCCTCTTCCCGCAAATTTAATTGATAAAATCACAGGGAATTTACCATTGTATTAAGGAGGAACAAAATGAAACGAGTAATAGCTATATGTGGAAAATCTGGTTCTGGAAAAGATACTATTGTAAAAGAAATTTTAAAACGCTATCCAAATCTATTTAAGCCTATTGTTTCATATACAACTCGTCCTCGTAGAGAGAATGAAAAAGAAGGAATAGATTATTATTTCATTACTAAAAGTGAAATGGCTAATAAAATAGTTAATAATGAAATGTTAGAAGTTTCAGAATTTAATAATTGGTTTTATGGTACAGCAATTAACTCTTTAAGTGATGATTGTATTAATATTGGAGTATATAATTTAGATGGTTTAGAATATTTATGTCAGAACGAACAAGACATTGATAATTTAATTTTTTATATTAATACTTCTGATAAAACAAGATTAATAAGGTCTTTGAATAGAGAAGAACATCCAGATGTAGATGAAATTGTCCGCAGATATGGAACTGATAAAAATGACTTCAATTCTTTTGATGTAAGAGAATGTGATGGAATTGAATTACAAAACGAAAAAGAAGAAGATTTAGATAAGTGTATTACAAGTATTGTTACTACTGCGAAAAAATACTTTCAAATTTGACATTCTTTAAAAAAATTGTTATAATATTTTTAGAGAAAAAGTAAAGGAGATAAAGTATGAAGAAAGTTAAGCAAGAAGTCCCAACTAAAATTACTAAGAATCAATTAGATAAGGGAGTTGCTAATTCTCTTCCTGCTCTAAGTCAAAAAGCATTAACTCAAGGTATTTATGATATTGAGACTTTTTTAAAGGCAAAAGCTCCTTATAGATATTTAATGTTACTTTGTAATGAGTTAAGATACTATACTATTTTCGATGTTTCAGTTTTAACCACTCCAATCGGAGCAGCTAATAAAATTGTAAACTTCATTAATACAGATAGTTTTCTTAGAGAAGTAGGCGAGTTAAAATTGATTGAAGCAGATGGAAATCCAGATTTAGTAGAGATTTGGATTGGAGATAAGCATTTTGGTTTATTCCCTTGTGACACTTTTGTTGTGAAAATGTAAGGGAGGTAATAAAATGACTGCTATTTTTAAAAGTGGGCATTTTACAACACAATTAGAATTATATATTGTCCAAAATGAAAATATTATAAGTTCTTATGCTATATCAACAAATGCTGATGTAGAAGATGTTTTGCCTCTATTAAATGATAATAAAGTAAAAAATATAATATTTTATGGGCAATTAGGAATTTATAAAAAGATAGAAAAAGAAATAAGAAATAATCAACCGGAGGTAAATATATTATGGCAGTAATGTTAAAGCAGATTGATGAAATTTATGAAGTAGATACTGAAAAGGAAGCAGAAGATCTAATTGCGAAAGCAAAAGAAGAGTTTGATGTAACTAAAAGTTCTACTACTTATAAGTATAAGAAAACTGAGCAGAGAGAATATTATGTTGTAACTATTAGAAAGAACTTTGTAGGAAGAGAGGAAGATTAATATGGGTTGTAAGTTTGAAAGAGTAAATGATTATATCAACTGTGAATTGCCAATGCCTGTACGTAAGACGGCGTGTTCTGCCGCGTATGATATTTGCGCAGTTGAAGATGTAACTATTCCTTCCTTTTTTAGTTCTATTATGAAAATGCTTGGTGCTAAGATTAGTGATGAACAGTTTGTAGATAAGGTACAAAAGATAGCAGATGATATTCAAGGTGATATTCCTTTACTTTTGGCTTTAGAAGCTAAAGATAATGAGGCTTTGACAAAAGAAATCCAGAAGTATATTGAAAGATTTTCTGGAGATTTTACTTTAGATTTAAATCAAATGAAGGCACTTGTTAAATCTGCCGGAACAAAGCTCACTCTGGTGCCTACGGGCGTAAAATGTAAATTAGAGGACGACCAAGTGTTGCATCTTTATATTCGCTCTTCTTGTCCGCTAAATCATTACCTATTTTTAGGAAATGGAACCGGCGTTATTGATGCCGATTATTATAATAACAATGATAATGAAGGACATATTTTCTTCCAAATTATAAATTTATCTCCTTTTAATATTGTTATTAAGAAAGGCGACATCATTGGTCAGGGTGAAATTACTCGTTTTTGTAAGACTGATGATGATGAAGCTACTGGTTTGAGAACTGGCGGTTTCGGCTCTACTAATGGCTAAATTCATCTTAGCTTTAGACCAAGCTACATCTAATACAGGTTGGTCTTTATTTAAAGATGAAAAATTAGAAGATTATGGAGTAGTAAGAACAGAAGGGTATGAGACTCAAAAAATAAATGATATGAAGAATTGGTTGAATAATAAAATCCAAGAACTTCAACTCATACCGAATTCTGAACTTACTGTTGTGTTGGAAGATATTCAGTTACAAAGAAATGATGTACGAACTTTTAAAGTGTTAGCGCATTTACAAGGAGTACTAATGAATGTAACTTATAAAGCTGATGTACCTACGATGATTTATTATTCATCTGAATGGAAATCAACTTGCGGAATTAAAGGAAAAGATAGACCTACTCAAAAGAGAAATGCTCAAAAATTTATTGAAGAAAAATATGGTGTTAAACCTATACAAGATACCTGTGATGCAATCTGTTTAGGAATACATCATATAAAACAACTTCATTCAGTAATTAATTTTGAATAAAAAAAATAAGAGAGAATACTTTAAAGTATTCTCTCTTTTACATTATGCGCCAAAAGTTAATTTTAATACTGCGGTTGCTATTGAAACAGCCACGCCAGTGCATACTGCTGTAATAACAGCAATTTTTATCTTTTCAAGGTTCCCAGCGGTTTTTTCAGTAGAAGCATTTTCTATCTGTCCTAACTTAGCTTCAGTTCTCTTTAATCCTTCCGCAGTTTCATCTACTTTATCTTCGATATTTCCTAATCGTTCTGCCATTACTTTGACAGAACAGGCTATATCATATATGGCTTTATTTTCCTCTTTCATTTCCTTCATCTCTTCTTTTAATTCTTCGATTTGATGAGTATTACTTTTTGAGCGTTGCTCAACACGCTCAACTTTTACCTCTAAATCTTCCATTGGTACAACCCTCCTTATCTAATTTAAACAAGACCTAATCTAAATAGAACCGCAGATAATTGTTCTCTTGTTAATGGATTACGAGGATTAGTTCCATCTAAAATACCTTTCTTCACAGCTTTTTCCCAAGATTCTTTTGCCCAAGCATCAGGTTCATTTACTGTGGTTTTCTTATATAAAGTAATCCAATCTGCGGAAACAAACTTTCCATCTTTTAGCTTTGCCCATTTATTATCAATAGAAACTACTTCTACATAGTCATTTTTTGATAATTGATAAGCAATAGGAAATGATGTTCCAGCTCCATTTCTTACATTTAAAACAGAAGCAGTTACTTTATAAATATCATAACCATTATCAGTAGGTTCTTTATTTTCTGGTTCAACAATTATCCCACCATTTAATAAAGTTTTTACATCATTTCTAAACATATCCATATTTTTAATATGTTTAGGGAACCAATGCATTACATCGCCATGATTAGAAGCAATACCCTTTGTATAACCCTCTGAATGGCAAATTATATCTTTTTCTGTTAAATTATATTTTTTACATAAATAAGCACATAACTCTACTGCTTTTTTATACACATTATTAAAATAAGCAGCGTTTTTTTCTATATCATAACCTACCATTGTGGCGCCACCAGAATATTTAAATCCAGATGGTTCACAAATTTCAAAACTAATATGAGTATTATTGGCAGAACCATTTTTACCGCTTGCCGCGTGCCAACCTCTCCAATTCCAAGGTAAAGTTTGATATATACCTGTATTGTCTATAAAAGCATGAACGCAAGCTGATACTCCTGACCTATTCCAACTTTTAACAAAAGTATTAGCAGTAGCACCAGGAGTAGCTGTACTGTGTACCATGATACCCTTCGGAGAAATTGTGCGTCCAGCCTTATAACAATCATTTTTTGTTAATATATTAGAATTAATTGTAATAGACATTAACAGCCACTCCTTTTTATTTTAATCTAACAATCCTAATCTGTCTAAAACAACAGCTAACATTTCTCTTGTAACATTTCCTTGAGGATTAGAACCATCTAAAACGCCTTTAGAACAAGCAGCTTCCCATGCTTCTTTTGCATAATCTGCGGGTTCCTCTTTAGGCTTCTCTTCTTCTTTTGCTTTTAAACAGCTTACATCGACCCAACCATAAACTCCTTTACCATCTTTTGAAATACAATGATAAGGATGTGCGGCATTTTTAGAAACCGCTGTAATAGTACATTCGCTTTCTTTATTTACTGTTTTTGCTGCTTTTGTTGCTGTTGAAGAAGAATAAATATTACCACCAGTAAATGTGACAACAGTATTTTTCTCAAACATAGTCTTATCTCCTTCTGTTGAAGTCTTTTTTAGCCAAACAGCAATAAAACCATCTACTTTTCTGCCACTAATAAACTTACCCCATGGGCTAATCCATTGAGCAGAACCGCCACCATCTAAATTGATAGCATTAACACAACCATAGCTTTGTAATTGTAAAGCTAAATTTTTAATACTAATCTTGTTTTTACTATCGGTATCAGCAATAGAACGAATAATAAAATCTCCATTCGCTGTAATACCAAGTGCGGTTCTACCTCTTGCGGCAGTTGAAGTAGCACTAAAACCTGCTTCTGTTGTGTCTATATATACCTTATTGTCTTTTAACAAACAAGGATAGCCTCCAACAAATTCAACTGCTTTAACAGAATTTTTATAAGAAAAAACTGGTTTCTTTTTATCAATAAAAGCAAAACCATAAGGAGACATACCAGAAGATAAAGTTTTTCCTTCATCTACAACTTCTCCACAAGTTTCACCAGTACTCATAGCAAAGAAATTTGCATTAATTATAATATCGCAACCTAATCTGTTATAAGCATTTTGAATACTTTCAGTTGGTTCATTGCCATGGACATATTCAATTTTTTCAATATCGTTTGCGCTTAATTGCACAAACAAACCTTTACTAATATCATACTTCATTTGAATACCTCCTCTTCACTAATTATGAAAATGTATTATCGACAATTAATCTTTCTTACCCAAACAAAAAAAAAGGACGCTATTTTTCATAGCGTCCTTAATTTAATGTTTAACAATATGTTCAAAATATTCTTCAACTTTTTTATTGGCTGGAACAGAATCTACATCACCTAAAAAAGCATCAGACATATAACAAGCAAAAGAAACTGGGTCAGCGTTCATTTTTTCTATTACTTTATAATAATCACTATACATCATATTCATAGTGACATACCAAGCATATTCATCATATTTAGTCATCTTATGCTTTTCTGCCACTTCTTTTGTCTCTGCTAAACTCCAATGCGGACCAGAGGTTCCATCTTCATTTTTCATTCCTTTTGTCCATTCTTCGGCAATTTCTTTCATACTCATATGTTTTTCTTTTTCTTTATATTCATCTTCTTCATGGTCATCATTGGTTGTATAACCCTTTAAGAGAAAATAAGCCTTCATCTTATTCATAATAAAAACTCCTTTCCCTTAGCAAAGTTTTATAACAGAAACTGTTGCGTTTGTATAGGCAGTTTCAACTCCACCATTATTAAAAGTTAAATTCTTAGTATTATCAACAGCACAACAAGAAGGTCTAACTTCTACAATAGCATCTAAAATAATTCTTGTAGTTGTAGCAGCTGTGCCTGTAACAGAAGTAATAGCACCTGGAATAGTTACACTATTATTCTGTAAAGCTACTGTAATAGTACCAGCAGCAGAAGGTAAAGCGTCAGCTTCAAAAGAAACATAATAAAGACCAGGCTTACCTAAAACAATAGTAGGAGTACCTGCGGCATGGCTGATAGAACAACCAGTTAATACTCCATTATTAGCAAAGACAACATTATTATCAGCTAATAAAGTCTGAGAAGCTGTAGTAAAAGCATTTAAAGTGCTTTTTTGATAATTACGATTCATAGTCATTTTAATTTTCTCCCTTTCTTTAAGAAGAAAGAGCGAGATTAATTCTCGCTCTTTCTAATGATGTAAATATACATAAATTAGCAACCGCAGTTGCAAGCTCCAAAGCCATTCATTGCAGTATAAGGACTGCAAGTAATATATGCAGGCTGTGGGAATGGGCGCAAAGCGTTAATTAAAGTAGAGTTCTGAGCCTGTTGAGACAGATGGAAGTTAGCAGTCTGTAACTCCTGGTCTTTCGCAGTCAGGCGGTCACGCAGGTCTTGCATTGTATTAGAATTAATTAAAGCACGAGTTGCTTCTCCCTCAGCATGAATAGCGTTGGTAATTTCGCAAGTGTTTCTGTAATTCTCTGCACGAACAGCGTCAATATTGCGGTTAGTCTCGCAGCAACACTGCTGTGCGGCATAGCGATTTTCTGCGATATTGTTATTTACGCCATTCAGACCTTGACAAATCTGACTCTGGAGAGCGTTCTGTCCCTGGAGCATAGAAGTATTCATGGCATAGAAACCATCGCATAAACCATTCTGTACTCCCTGAACCTGTCTTTCAAGGTTGTTCATTGTAAATCCATCATAGAGTTCAGCACGAGTTAAAGCGCCCTGGGTAGCAGCATTGTTACCTAAACCACCAAAACCTCACCAAATGCAGAGAAAGCCCAAATCCATACTAAGTATACAAATGGGTTATTCCACATATTGTGGTCGTCGTCTCCTCTTGTTAAAGCCATTACATCAGCTGCACTTAAAGCATCAGTCATTTTGTTTTTCCCCTTTCAAAAATATTTAATATATTAAAGCCTATATTTAGGCTTTTTAAATTAAATTATTTCATTAACCCCTTAATGAAATTTAAACCTTTCGCAATCTCATCTTCGGACATTCCTTGATTTTTTGCTTGAATAGCCAACTGTTTTAGCTGGTCTTCTGAAATATTTGGTAAGAATTGTTTAAATTGAGCTTGATTCAAACTTGGCATTTGACCATTATTATTGCTCATTACTTGTTGCATCATCTGCATCATAGGATTTAAATTACTTGTATTATTACCAAACATTCTTTGGAACATCATCATTGGATTCATCATCATATTATTCACTTTTTTCTTCCCTCTTTCTTACCAACTTATTTTAGTTTTATCAGCAGCTTTTTCTTCTGCTTTTATTGCGGAAGGATTTTCTTGAGTAGTAATTGGCTCTTTTTTAGTTGAAGTCAATTCTTCAATTCGCTGTTGTAAAACTTGAATTTGTTGATTAAAATTATTAATAATTTGATTCATTTGTTCAACTTCTACAAATTTTTGTTCTGATTGCGCTGGCATCTTTTCTAATGCAAAAGAATTAATTGTAGCAGTTCCATCAATGTTAATTTGTTTTGTATAAATTTTATTATGCCCTATGTCTGGAAAAATAAACAAACTACCATCTTGGTCTATAATAGTCCCTCTCACTTCCTCTATCCCGGTAACAGCTCTACCCTTCAAATAAATTCCTTGTTGCTGATATGGCATTTGTTGTTGCATCATACCACCATTATTTCCCATCATATTTTGTTGCTGTTCTAATTGCATTAATCTTTGTTGGGCGTTCATCATAGGATTATTTACTTGAGTGTTTAAATAATTAGGTTGAAACATATATTAACTTCTCCTTCTCAAAAATTTTCTCCTTCCTTCATTTATATATGAATTTTTAATTTATACTTTATAACAAATTTTCCCGGTTTCGCAGTAGAGTTTGTTTGATTCTACATCTGGATGAAAAATCTTCCAAGATTTTTGTGCAATTTGCACAAAAACATATAATAGCAAAAAGATAAAAAAAAAGAAGAGGATATTAAATATCCTCTTCTAAATTATTCTTCTGTTTCTTCAACTGCGGGCTGATTAAAACTAATTACTCCGCAAAGACGCTTAAAACCTTCAATGTCTTTCTTGACATACATCTGAGTTAGCTCTTTATAATTTGCCTTAGTAAAATTACTATAATCTTGTAGAGCTGCAATAATATCAGTATCAGTTGAATTATCATATTCACGCTTTAGTGCTTTATAATCTGGAATAGTGTGCTCACCTGAATACAGATGATCTCCAGCACGAACATTGGCTAAAAACATATCTCTTCCTACACCAATATCCATATCATTTTCTCCTGCGATACAAAAAATCTCATAAGTATACTTCTTTAAATCAAACATAAATTTTTCCTCCTTTTTTTAACCTACTGCTTCAGTAGTGTCATTAATTTCTTTATCACTAAAGGTAACTTTAATTTGTTCATCTACATCTTCTACGATATTTCTATTTTCGATAATTTCTTTTGTAGTAGAAAATGCTTCCTTATAATACTTTAAAATACCATTAGCATACAAACCTAAAATAGCAACAACAGTATAAATCTGTTCCATTTCATCAGTAATTGTTATACCCGCCATTGATAAAACATATGGTAAAGCAGTAGCAACCATAGCTAAAATACCAGTAGCTAAACCAATTACAATCATCTTCAAAATTCCGTCAAAAAACTTTGAAGTACTCCAATCTTCTTTTAGGGTATGAGTATTGTAATAACAGCTTCCAAAAATATTTGCTAATACAGCAAAAGCAAAAACTACAAAAGCAATACCAACCATTTGCAGATTAGAGAGCATTTCAGCGAAAAAAGTTTCTAACATTAACTGTTCTCCTCCTTACATACTGTAAATAAATGATAATGCGGTTTTTCCTCTTGAAACATTTTATATCTCAACCAGTCATCCAGAAAGATAGCAACAAGAGATAAGAAAAACCAAGCTATTGAAAATGGAAGACAAATTTGCCCTAAGATATTAAAAGGCATATTTGAATAATCCCAAATTCCTAAATTAAAATAAAGATTAAAAATTAAACCAAATATAAACTCTAATGAAGTAACTATTAAAGCTCCTATTAAACCTTGTTTTATTAAAGACATTTCCCATGGAATATAATTATTTAAACCACCTATTAATACAAAACATAAGCCGCCTAATAAAAACATTGTCCAATGAGAATAACCTCTAAAACCTAATTCAATAGCAACATAAATAAAACCTCCAATTAAAAACAAAATACAAATCTTTAACCACTGTTTTATTTTAATCACCTCTTAATTTCTTTTTTGCTATTAACTCAGATTTATATGGAACTTTACCAAGATGAGTTGATAATATTCCACTTCTCATTTTATCTATTAATTTCATATCTTTAATTAGCTCTTCCATCTCATTTGGTTCTAAACTTGCCTTATGGTCAGCACCTTTCATATTTTTATCTAAAGTAATATGTCTTTCGATAATTTCAGCGCCCATAGAATAAGCAACAATAGAAGGTAAAATTCCTAATTCATGTCCACTATAACCTATTTTAGCAAACGGATACCGTTGTTTATATATAGGGATTAAAGATAATTCCATTTCTTCATAATTGGTTGTTGGATAAGTACTATTACAACAGAGAATAGATAAAGGACAATCCTTTAAAATATCTACTGCGGCCATTACATCTGTTTCATAAGACATTCCATTAGAAATTATAACAGGCTTTTTATATTTATTAACTTCTTTTAGTAAGTCTATATCTGTTAATAATGCACTTGGTATTTTAATAAAAGGAACATCATATTGCATAATAAATTCTAAAGAATCCTTATCCCAAACACTTGCTGTCCAAGGCATATTTATCTCTTTACAATATTTATCAATTTTGTCGTAAACAGATTTATCAAATTCGATACGCTTCTTATATTCTAAATAGTTCATAACTCCAAAAATTGAGTCTTTTGTAGTATTTTTTAGTTTTTCTGGAATACAAACATCGGGATTTCTTTTTTGAAATTTCACTACATCTGCGCCGGCTCGTTTTGCCGCATCAATTAATTGTTTTGCTATTACATAATCTCCTTGATGATTAATTCCAATCTCTGCTATAAACATTATAATGCCTCCCTTATGCTATCCTCTTGATGAGGAGTAGATGCTTCAATAATGACAAGATTATCATAAGCGGTTAATTGATGTTTTGTCTTTGGAGGAATATGAATGTAATCTCCTTTTGTAATCATTCTTTTTTCTCCATTAATTATTGCCTCTCCTGTTCCTTCCATAATATAAAAAGTTTCTTCTTTAATATTATGATAATGGTTTAATAATGTTTTTCCTTTAAAGATATTTAAAATTTTTAATATATAATTATCGGTGACTTGTATCCAATCTTCTCGTCCCCAATATTTTTCAACTACTTTATACATTCCCAATTTTCCTCCTTTGGGTTTATAGCTTTATCATCTATAATAAAATCATAATGTTGTTTTTTACCTACTGTTAAACTATGATATTTGACACCCCAATCTTTTAATTGTTGAAGTGTCAAATCATACCAGTCAATACCTGTTGTTGTTCCTCTTGCGGTATTTATATTTATTATGTTACCATTATCATATAACTGATTAACTTTTTTTATTCTGTCTGGAAAAGGAATTGCGTGTTCATAAGCCCCATTTGTATTTGAACATAAAGTTCCATCTAAATCAATTTCGTAAATTTTCCCAACGCCATTTTGCATATAAATAATCTTCCTCTGTATCTACATCAATAGTAGCTATATCTGGTACTTGAATTAAACCATGATTTGGTTGAAGCATTTGACCAGTTTCTAAAAATTCATTTTTATTAAAAATATGAAAACAATGAGCGGCTTGCACCAAACCATTTATATTTTTTGTATTTAAAGATTTATAATCAATAGGTGAAAGAGACTGTCTTGTTGAATAATCAAACAACCAATTTTTAAAAGGTTTACAGCTTGTTGCATATTCAATTCCTTTATCTAATAGTCTTTCAAATTCTTCTAAACAATCTACTATCATATCTAAAGAGAAAAAAGCAAGACAAGGATTTAAAAACATTAAATAATCTTCTTTTGCCTGTTCAACTGCGCCCATAGTAATTCTAATTGGGTCATCCATATGAATAGTTTTCTCATCTCTTAATAATATTGGTACTTTATGTTTATTGGCTATATCTATTAATTCCGTTTCACATATCAAAGCATAACGACCATACTTTTCTGGCAACTTACTAATTTTTTCGCAAGCTAAATCAAATAAATTGCTTTTTCCAAAAGGTAAAAGAAGTTTATTCGGTAATCTATTGCTTTTAGTGCGGGCTGGTATATATACTCCTATCGACATTCTTCTGGTCCAACTCCATTTCTATATCTTTCACTAAAATAGATAGAAGGATTTTCTCTTGTGTATCTACCAACACCCTTTTGACAATGCTGGCAAGGTAATGGCAAATCTTCTCCAGTACAAAGAGAAGTATTACCAAGTATTTCAATATACTTTTTACTTTGTAAAATATCCTCTAAACTATCTGTGTTTACATTTCCTAAAATAAAATCTTCATGTGCGGGATTATCATGTCGCATTTGACAACAAGGCATTACACTTCCATCATAATCAATAGCAAGGAAATAAGCCGGGTCTACACATGGATAATCTCTTAATGCTAAATCTGCTCTAAACTCTGCATTAGCTAAGGCTCCTTCTTTCTTCAAGAAACCACCCTTATCTTCTAAGACAGTGTTCTTAGGCCAATCTGTGCAATAAGCTATCTTTACACCATTTAAATTAGCATAAATTACATTATTGATTATATCTTCAATTTTGGCTCCCCAAATTTCTAATTGTCTCTTACAATTTTCCATACCTTTACAATCATAATCCATAATAGATAATTCATCAATTCCGCTTAATAGAATCTTGGTCTTAGTTAAAAAATCTCCATTTGTATTAGAAACTATGCGGGCTTTAGGCAACATAATTCCTGCGGTAAGTGTATAAGCTCGTAGCATTTTAAAATCAGCAAATGGTTCATTATTTCTCGAATAACTGATAGTTCCTTTAAACTTATGCTTTTTTAATTCTCTTATTACTTTCATATAAGTTTTAAATGGCATTGGCATAGATTTACTTCTATCTATTTTACTATTTGGACACCATTTGCATTTTCTATTGCAATACCCATTTATTTCTATCTCAACGACGCGTAGCATTTCTATCATATTATAATATACGCTCCTTCTTAATTAATTAATATGAGGTTTTTTCTCTAAATTTATAATAACATTTTTTCTTATAAATGTCAAGTTTTATATAAAAGAAAAAGAGGGCTAAAAGCCCTCTTAAAAATTATTATTTTTCAGAAAATTATTAAATAAAATTTCACTATTAAATATTTGATTTGGTAAAATAAAATTTCTATATCTTTTATTTATTAAAAATATAGCGTTATTTAATAATATATTACTAATTTTAACACATTCTTTATGTATTGAATAACTATTTTGAGTTTCTGTTTTTACTAAGGTTAAATTATTTTCATCTAATTTATAATATTTTATAGGATTTTCTAAATCTATATTAGATAATAAAAAATCTTTATTATTATAAGCATTTAAATCCCAAGGCATCTTAATACATAAATATTTTGAAGTAATTTTTTTATAAAATTTATTAAAATATTTTAATGAATATAATCTATGAGAACCTTCTACTATTTCATTATTATTAGTCATAATAAAAGGCCAATAAGTTCCTTTTGATAAAATATCATTTGCTAATTTAATTTTATCTTTTGAAAAATTTTCTAAAAATAAATCTGGTCTTAATAGTGGATTATTAACATTTTCTTCTAATAATATCATATCATCTAAAGATAAAAATTGAAAAGTATAATTAGTATTTATCAATAATTGATAAATATTAAATAAATATTGATTATGATATACATCTTTTATCTCGTTAAAACTATAAACATTTTTACCCATTTACATCATCCACTAATAATAAATTATCTGTTTCTAAAATTGAATTATTGTTAGTTTCATTACTTTCAATTTTAAAAACATCATGTACTTCATCATAATCTATTAAAATATTTTCAATTTCCTCTTTTGTCGTAGCAGCTTTTATTAAAATTTCTTTTTTTTGTTGATATTCAATTAGAGGTTTAACATAAGCTCTAATTTCTCCGATTAATTGTACTCCTTCTTCTTCTTTCCAAACTTCACAAGGTTTTCCTTCTGCGTTCCAAGAAAAATCGGTTTCAATACCGGCAGCTTTTAAAACTTGGTATCCCATAAATTCAGAAGTTAGCAAAGATTGTTTTTCTTCCGTCACGGTATAATAATCAAAAATACCATTATGAGCATTAGAATATAATGGATGACTTAATAAAAACTGTTGTAATTTTTCTTTGCTATTTTTTATTTTTTCTTCTTTTAAATAAGTTAAATCTTCTTCTGGTATTCTTTCCCAATAATAACTTGAAGCATTAGGTGTCAAACATAAAATATATTTATTACCATCATTAGGAGGAATCGGTTCTTCTGTTAAAGATAAAAAATTATTAATATTCTCTGGTAATAATTTTTTATCATATAATATAGTAACATCACTATTCAATGGTCCATTTTTAAATAAATAAATCATAATATATATATTTTCCTCCTTTAATTTATTTTAAAACTTTTTAAAAGATACTGAACATTATTAGTATTTAATAATTTTTTTCTAAAACATAAACCAATACCATCCAAATAAAAAGGCCGAGTATCATTTGATTGATTATACAATAAAGTATTTGCAAAATATCCTAAAATATTTCCATTAGAAATAGAAATAATTGAGTATAAAGGATAATACGCTTCATAACTTGAAGAGTCGCCTCCATTATAAAAACCTGTAGTAGTACCTACCAACACATAATCTCCATTTACATAAACAGCATTTATATTATTATTTTTAAATTCTTGTTTCCACCAAATTAAATAATTATATCCAAAGACATTCACTGGATTGTGTCCACCAGAAATATATAAACTTTTATTATAAGAACTTACTAAATTTAAATTACTTTTATTAAAACAACGTGTTGGATAACTACTATCTGTACTACTACTAAAAGCTCCTATATAATTATTAGTTAATACTATATAAACAGTATAATCATTTTCGAATTGTGGACTTGTTCCAGCTAATGTTAAAGACTCATTATATTTAACAATTTTATAATAATAATTAGAAGAAGAAGTTTGATAACGAATACAAATATACATAAAATCTTCATCCATCATTGAAGAAGTAGGATAAGCACTTGAAGAAGTGGTACTTGCGATAGGAATAGTAGCTGATTGAGTTGAGCGTGTAGTAATATCTACTTTTACTAAAGATGGTTGAGAAGTATAACTATTTGTATTAGTACATATATATAAATACTGTCCTTTTTGTCCAATTAAATTCCAATTATAAGCACTACTTATTAAAGTTGCGTTTGAATTTGCTACTATACTATTTCTATTAGCATTTAATTCTATATAATACATTTGTATATTAAAATAAGCACTACTTGAAGAACGATCGGAACCACGTTTTAAAAATCCAAAATAATTATTATACCAATAAGTAGGAATTTGCATAGTATTTCTATAACTTGGGTCTATTTCAATGGCACCACTATATGGAATAAAAATAATACTATTTGTTGCAGTAGAAAAATAAAAATATCCATCTGGATTACCATAATAATTTAAAGAATAATCTGTTTTTCCAAAAGCTGCTATAATAATATCACCTGTTGTTTGATTAATAACTTGTCCTACTACCACACCTGACCCTCTATAAGCATCAGAAGTCCCATATATTTGAACTTCTTTAGCAGGACTTGTAACAGTCTGTATTAAACTAAAAGAAGAATTATAAATTTTAACTGTAACATATAAATTCCAATAATAAGTAGTAGAACATCTACCACTACTTTCTGAACGTGAATAACTACAAGAAGAAGATATTTGATAATAATTACCAGTACCATCATTTGCACTAATAAAATCATCAACTACCATTTCTTTATCTTCTTTATAAACAATCATATTATCATAAGTAGTTACTCTACCACTTATATCATTTTCATCATAAGTATTTTTTATAGCATCAACAGAAGTAACATTATTATTATTAATAATTCTATTCCATCTAATACTTCCACTATTATAATCACTATAATAAGATTCACCAGCTCCAGCGCCAGCTATATAAGTTATCTTATAACTTTTTAAACTATTAGGAGTATTTAAACTAACTTCTATTAAAAAAGTTCTATTTCCTGTTGTTGTAACAGGTTCCCAACTTTGTCTTGTTTGAGTACAAAAATATCTACCAACGCTTAAATTAGCTAAAGTAGAAATACTATTTAAAAAAGTAGCTGCACCGGGAATTAAGTCAGAAGCATGCTTACTATCTACTGTATCAGCATTAGTAGCAAAATCTGCTTTAGGCACAGGAGTTGAATTAATTTTAGCAAAATTATTATTAATCTGTGCTAAAACATTGGCACTGGCTTGATTACCAGTTACAGTTTCAAATTTTATCGCCATGTTAATCTCCTTTCAATCTTATTTCTATATAAATAGAAAATTTTACTTTCATTTTTAAACATTATTGACCTACCCATACTCCATTAACCTTAGCTAATGTACCACCGGCAGGAACCCATACTCCATTGACCTTAACAAAAATATCTCCGCTTTTTATATCAATAATAGTTATTCTTACATAACCATTATCACTTACTCCAGTAGCACTTGAACCATTTGGTAAAACAATAGCAGCATTACCAGCAATTAAAGAAGTATCACTTAAATAATAACTTGAATTTAATAAATAACCAGCTGGCGCATTACCAATAGTAGAAGCATCTAAAACAAAACCTGAGCCTCCACCGCCACCACGGTCGTCATCACCAGAGCTATCAGGTACAGAACCGCATCCTCCATACCATCCGCCTCCTCCGGCGCCTCCATAACCAGAACTTGAATTAACTCCAAAACCGCCAAAGCCAAAACCGCCGGGATAATTAGAAGAACTATTTGTAGTAGGAATAGAAGTTAAAGGTGTAACAGTAGTTGTAAATCCAGTTTGTGTTCCTCCATAACCATAAGAACCATAACTTTCTGTCGCGGCTCCACCTTGAGTTCCTCCACCATATAAACCATATTTATTAGTGGCACCACAAGAACCTCCGCCACCAGCTACAATAACTCTTGCTAAATAACTATTAGACCCAATGCGGACGTCAGACGCGCCTCCTCCACCGGGATAGCCATATCTATAACCTCCACCATTAAAACCGCCAGTTACAACAGCACCAGCATTAGTTGTGCTAACGCCACCTTTTCCGCCGGCTAATAAATAAATCATAGTTTCTTTAGCTGTTAATCTTAAAGTGCCTTTAGCATATCCGCCTTTTCCTGCATAGGTTATATCTGAACGATAACCACCCATCGCGCCCCAAACTTCTAATTGATAAGTTCCTTCTGGAAGTGCCAAACTCTTAGCACTTCCAGAATAGGGACAGTTGATTATATCGCCTTTTTTTAATTTTTTTACATTAATTGTACCAGTAGTTATATCATAAACAGCCATTTACATCCCTCCATTAAGTGTTGTAATAAATCCATACATCGCCATCTTCTCCGTCGGCAGAAGTTGGTTCTCTATTCTCTATGTATATATTTCTTACTCTTGTTAAATTATTTTTACCAAACTTTTCAGAAATATATCCACCAGTGAGATTTCCATTACTACACTCAATTTTAACACATTCATTGACTTTTATAACATCTCCTGTTTTATTAGGAAAAGTAAAGATAGTATCATAACCTGCGATTTTAACTGTAATAGTTTGATTATCAGAAGAAACTGCGGTAACAATGCCAACATATTTAGTGACAAAATTAGATTTAGACAGTTTCTTTTCTATTCTTTCATCTATAATTTTTATTAATTTTTCACCTAAAGATGACATTGTTTAACCTCCATTTCTTAAATCGTAATAAGGTAAAGATGCAATATTATTACAACTAATAGACATTAAAGTTCGTGCATCAAGAGGAAGGGTAATAGATTGAATAATAAATCTCTCTTGACTGTACTTATAATAATCATCTGTAATTGTGATAACTCTATTAACATCTAAATGCGGAATTAAGGTAGAACTAAAAGCAATAGCAGTTTGAATAATAGATTTTGAATTTAAAACATATTTAGCATATTCATCTGCTCTTGCTTGATTTGGTAAATTGGCACTTTCTTCATAATAAATTTTACGACCAATTTTTTCAATAGCAGTAGGAGATAATGGATTGTGGTTTTCCGCATTTCCAATATAAATTTCACTATCATTAACCTGATTACCAACTACTTTTACTATATTAATCGCATCTATTGTATTTAAAGAAACAGAACCATTAGAGTATTCTGGTAAAACATCAGAAAAATCCCAAATACTGCTTTGTTTTGAATAAGTAATATCGGTAGTTCCACTTGTTATTGTCAAAACGCCATTTGTATCATAATAAATATCCGCGCCCAGCACATTACCCAATTCTATTAAAATATCTCCCATATAAGAACCGGGTGATTTTTTTATATCATATGGTAATTCATAATCAATAAATTGAGAGTCAATATGCGGTTCTTTTGGGTCAATAATATAACCATTACCTAATTCTAAACTTAAAATGTCTTTTACAACAGCATAAAGTTTACTTTTGGCAGGAACTATATATGTTCCTTCTAATTGATTATAACCAGTGTCGCTTGTAAATATGCCAAACTTATCTACTCCATTTACTGTTACTGTTTTATTAGAATTAGCGTGTGAAGAAGTTGGATTAGTTGTATAAAATATTCCTTGACTAAACCAATAAGTTTCTCCTGTCTGAATATTTTCTAAACCAACATACACTTTAAATTTTGTATTAAAACCAAAAATATTATCATTTGACATAGGACGATATTTTCCAAAAGTATCAGAAAGTGTAAAATTACAACTGCGACGAACGCCTTGCTGATAATTTATTGAAATACTTCCAGAGTTACTCGCACTTATATCTTTTGTGATTTCTCCTATTGTATTTTCATATAAATCTAAAAGCTCTATTTTAAATTTTGGTTTTATAACAGGAGCTTTTACTAACTCTATATACTTTGAATTATAAATATCAACAAAATCCTTAACTGTTGTTATTGAAGTAGAAGAAATTTCAACTTGAATAGAATATTCATTCTCAAAATAAGGAATATTCGCATCACACCATTCTTTTGTTGGCTCTTTACCTAATCCAAACGCTGCGGTTAAATCAACTAATATTAAATTATTAACAAAAAGATTGGCAGTAGGATTTACTATAAATAATCTCCACATAAAATTACTTGCATTAATAACATCTATTGAATGTAATGATGAAACTTTTGTCCATGAAGAATTATTAAAGTTTAAAGTGTTTTGAAAAACCCAGTTTTTTCCTAATCCATCTCCTCCATAAAATTCAGACCTACCATCGCTTCCTCCGGTATTACCATCTGATTTTAACATTACACTACTGTAATATTTATGATTAAGAATAGGAGGAGATAATGATTGTATGCCCATAGGTGTAGTGCTACCCGCAGGCAATTTTAAACATCTCGAACCAGAAACTTTATCAGTCGTAACATAGCTACTATTACCAGATAAATCCCAGTTTGTATCTGTTTCAAAATCACTATTTTTAATTAAGTTATTTAAAAAAATAGTTTTTTTCATTTTCTCCCTCCTTTAAATATTACCTTGAATTTCATCATAAATTAATTTTCCATCTATTGTATCATTTTCAACAAAAGAGAAAGAAATAGTTGTAGGAGGGTCTTTCATATTTCCTAAAGGAGTGCCGCTATTACTAATAATTTGACCATAAAAAATATGTCCTTTATCGTCTTTTATAATACAATCTTTTCCAGAAGCAATACATTCATTCCATTTTTCCCATTTGTAAACAGGTTCTTCGTAATAAACATAACCAACTCCTTGAGAATTTCTAAAAGCCTCTTCATCTTCAGTTTCGTTTTCTCTATAACCAACATCACTCAATAGACAACTTAAATCACCAGAAATATAATTTTTAGCACCAACTGAAAATTTTGGATAACGAGTGTAATTCTCAAATTGAGTTTTATCAATATTTTGAACTAAACTTCCCGGTTGTAAATTACATCTAAAAATAAAAATGTTTTCAGCTTTATGAATTACATCTCCATTACTATCAATATCATCTTTTAAGAAAATTACGCTCCAAGTTTCAAAATTTACTCTTGCATCTTCTAAGTCATCTGTTGTTATAGATTGTTTTCCTAAATGTGACTCTGTGACTGGAATTAAAACCCATTGATAATAAGCGTTATTTTTTATTAGATAATCTATTATACCAACCGCATCTTTTCCTAAAAATCCTACTTTATTATAACTTACTACTTCTCTTGTACCATTAGTTCCCAATCTAAATTCTCTTCTAAAAACATTAAAACCTAAAATTTCCTCTGAAATTTCTGGTAACATTGAAGAGTCTACTGAATTTTCAAATTGTAAAATTATTCGTGGAGTAGTAAGAAAAGATGTAGACCAATCTGGATTAAATGAAGGAGCAAAAATATTTTGTCCTTTTCCTGTTTCTTCATCTATATTACTACTTTTTAATAAATATTCTTCATTAATAATACTTTCATTTACAACTAAATAATCAGCTTTTTGTTTGGGATAGAGTTGTATTTTTGTAATACTCATTCTCTAACCTCCTTTAATCTCCTAAAGCGTCTAAATCTGCTACATCATCAAAATAAATACCATTCTCATAATTTCTTTCAGTAATATTTTCTGGAATAATAGTAATTTTAAAATGTTTTGTTGTCAAAGCATCTGAACCATTTACTATATAAAATATACCATCTTCATCTGCGGGCCATAGGTCATTTGTGTATAGATAATAACCTGTATTTGGCTGTATTGTATTTTCCTCTTGGAAACAACTTAAATCTGTTTCAAAAATATTATATATTTCTTTTTTTAATAATTTATTACCACTTTTTCTATTAATATAAAATACAAATCCTTCAAGAGTAACATAAATTAAATCGCCATTACTTAAAGTAACTTCAATAATTTTACCTTGTTTATCAGAATCTAAAACCGTACTAAATAATATTGTAGCTTTTTCTGATAAGTTCATTTCTTTATTATTTATTTCTTCATATTTAATAGAAGTGTTTGTATCTAAAACTACACTATGAAAATTATTATAAGCGTTTTGTTCATATGTAACTGCCCCGTCAACAATACCAAAACTTTGTAATTGCTGTTGCCATTCAACAATAGCAGCCGCGATTTCTTCGTCATATCTTACAGTAGGTGGGAATTGAATTTCAAGAGGTACATATTGAATAGAGAAAGTCTTTGAAACAGTTGTTGTAACATCATCTTGATTATTAATAACTAATTCAATAGTGTAAGGATTTGTCGCAAAATCATTACTTAATTCTTCTACGAAATATCTAATATTATTAGAATAAATTTGACCACTTGTATTTACTAATTCATTATTAGCATTATATATATTAAAAATAAAATATTTAATTAAAATATTTTCAGCTTGTGAATAACTACCAATAAATTCATAATCAAAACTTGTAATTATCTGAGCATCTGCGGCAGGTGCGGTAATTGCTATTACAGGATTTGTTCTTCCTTTAAAAGGATAATATGGAGTATAAATAAAACTTGTCATTACACTATAAGAAGTACCTGTTGCAGGAGTTGTTGTAAAAGCAGATGCAATAATGGCTGTTCCTGTAGAAGAGTCATATGAAGTAATTTGTCTTAATTCACTTCCTATTTTTAAATACATCCATGCTTCTACATTTTCATGCTGTCGAATTTTAATGGTAGTACCACTTGTACCCTCTTGAGTAACACCATTAGCTACTAACATATTAGGATTTTGCACATAAAGAGTAGCTCTCCAACTATAATCTTCTCCATTTGTGAAAGAACTTGCTGGCACATTAATTTCTAAAAAATCTCCATTATATTTAGTAGTATTAACTATTTGCCCATCATATACCACTGTATCAGTATTTATCTTATAAATTTTTATTTGATAAGCAATAACTGTATCACCAGAAGTTTTTATTTCCATTTCAAAAGTATTATTAATAGTGCCATCTATTGCATTATTATTTGGATAAACACTCATTGGCTGAGTAATCAATTCTTTTCACCCCATTCTTTTTTATTTGGGGAGGAGTTTTCTCCTCCCCCTTTTATTATCTATTTTTAATTTTAACTTCCATATCATTTACTAATGCTTCGAAATTATCTGCTTCTGTTTTAATTTCAAACTTACAATTACTAAATGTTGTACTTTCATCATTTTCGACTGTTCGTGGTTCTAACTTAGAAACAGTAGGCATCATCATAGTTCTTGGATTAAATCCTATTTCTCCAATGTTTTCAAACAAACTTGGAATATATGGAACCATATCTTCTGCAATACTATCTGCTAAGTCTTTAGTATTATGAACTAAATCATATAACTTTTTACCATCTTCCGCATTAAAAATTGTTTCTACACTACTTGAAGTACCATGTAGCATTGCACCGCCAGTGTAATCATTAACACCACCAGTAGCGTATTTTTTCTTTAACACAGAAGAAACAACAGAAGAAATTACTTTACCAACACTAGAAACTGCTGAAGATATAACATTTTTACTACTATTGCTACTGCTTTTACTACTACTACTTGAAGAAGAAGACTTTTTAGTTCCATCTGGATTTAAATTTTCTCCCTTAATTTTTGCTTCTCTTTGAGCTTCAAGTTTAGCTATTTCACTTGCTGGAGCGCCTTGTGCCTTATATTCAGCAATCTTAGCAGAATAGTCAACATTTTTATCATAAGTTACTCCACCAGAAGAACTTCCGCCTCCACCAGAAATCTGAATTCCACCACTTGAAGAAGAACTCATCTTTGCCATAGTTGCATTATAGTCTTTTACAAACTGTTCTGCGGCGGCAAGTCTTTGTTCATAATTCTTCTTTTCAGCTTCATAAAGCTCATCCAACTGAGTTTGATAAGTCTTTAATGGGTCTGTCAAATCAAGTGTAGATGTCCATTGATTATCTAAGGCTTGCAAGTTTTGTATTGTAGAAGCAATACTTGTTCCTGTTGAAGTAGCATTTTCAGCAACATTTGCTGATTGTTGTGCTAATAATTCTTTTTCTCTTTCAGTGAAATCATCAAGAGCATCATAATACTGAGTCATTTTTTCGCCCTTAATCTTTAGATTACGGACTCTCTTTAATTCAAGAATTTCTTCTTCAGAAGCATTACGCTTTTTAGCATCCATAATGGCTTGAGAATAGTCAATAGAAGCATTATATCCCTTGCCATCATATCCATAATATTTAGCTTCTAAGTCATATACATGACCAGTATTTCCACCAAAAATATCATCTGAACCTTTTTCTACGGTATATTCGGGGAACTGCATACCGCTATTCAGCTGGTCAAGAACATTAATATAACCATCTTTAAATGTTTCTAAAACATCTAATCTTTGATCAAGTATTTTTGCTTCCCAATCAGCTCCGAGTTCTTGTAATGCAATTAACTTATTTTGTTCAGTTTCATAATCATCAGCAATATTTTCCCATTTTTCTTTATACTTTTCAAGTCTGTCAATTTCATTATCAATATCGGTTTGGTCCATTTCATTTTTGAAATCATTTAGTTCTTTTTCTGCTTCAGAAATGGCACTTTGGTCAGCTTCCCAAACCCAACCTTTATCTTCGTACCAAACTCTTTGAACTAAATTATTCTTAGCAAGTTCTACTTTGCGCTCTAACTGTTTCAAAGTAATATCAGCTAAAGCCTTTTCAATTTCTTGCATTTTTAGACGCTTTTCTTCGGCGTCTGTTAATGAAGCATAAATATCTCTTTGTTCTTCAAGATAATCTATTTTTTCTTGGATTAATGCTTTGTCGTTTTCGTCTGCGCTTAATAGTTCAGACTTCAAATCTATAAGCATATTATCAAGTTCACCAAGAGTAGATAATGCTTCTTTTTGTTCTTCTAATTCTTCAATTCTATCATCAATTACAGAAACTACCGCACTAATGGTAGATTCTTTCATCTGTTTCTGAATTTCAATAATGCTTTCATAGTAACTATACCATTGTTCTTCTAACTCTTGTATAGTTTCTTTATTTGCTTCATAGTTTTTAGCTCTTAAACGCTGGGCTTCATTATAAGTTTCTTCCATCATATTGCGGTAAATCGCAATTTGTTTTTCTTCTGTGCCAGCAGTTTTAGCCAACATATTAATAGCGTGCTGTTGGTTCTTTATACTATTATTATACACTTCTTTTAGCGAACTGTCAATTTTTTCATAAATGTCTTGCAGTTCACTTACATATTCATCATAGTCACCAATTTGACCCAGAGCCATCATTTCATTGACTTGACCACGATAAGAAGTCCAATAAGCAGCCTCTTGTTCTGGTGTAATTTTACCAATTAATTTTGCATGGTCAATAGTATTTTCAATGTCTTGACGAATGGCATCCATTTTTTCAGAGCCAATTTCAGCAAGTCTATCCCAGAATTCCTCAGAAGTAATTATGCCTTCATCATACGCTTTTTTCAAAGCAGTTATCATTTCATCATAAGAATCTTTTATGTCTTGAACACTTACATTTCTGATACGACGCTCATTTGCAAGTTTCTCTTTGTACATTTCAATCTCGGTATCAAGGCGTTCTTTTAATAAATCTTTTTGTTCATAATAGTTTTCCCACCAAGATTGAGAAGTTTCTTTATTGGCATCATTTAAATCTTCTGTTGTACTAATAAGTTCTTCCATTTCTTTTCGTAACTCATTAGTAGCTTTTGTATCTTTACCCTTTAACTCATTAATATGTTCTTCATTTTTAATTTCAAGTTTATGATTTTCGGGGTCATATTCTACTTGGAATCCTCGCGAGCGAAGTTCTTCAACATTAGTTTTTATAACATCTCTACGAGCATTTGCCAAATTATGAAGCGCGGCTCTTTCTTTATCATACAAGTCAATTTTCTTACCTAATAACTCGTACTTTTCCTCAGAAGTTTCAGCAGCATCTAATTCTGTATCAGTTTTTTCAATCTCTTGTTGAACATCAGCAAGAGCTTGCATTGCTTTCTTGAGTTTATCAAGTTCTACAATATATTCTTCTGTATCAGAACCAGAACCTCCGCCGCCTCCTTTTCCTCCACCGCCGGAGCCACCTCCGCCTTTATAATCCTTATTAGCATTTCTATTTTTTAAACCTTGTAATACAGCAATTTGAGCATCAATTTGAGCAATACCTTCCATATAACCGCTCAAATCCATATTCAATCTATCTGTCCAATTTTGCATTTCAAGAGCCGCAGGAGCAACATCTTTAGCAGTTACACCCTTGAAACCACTTGTAGAAGTTGTAGCACTAAAACTTGCGCCACCCCTACTTCCTCCACCTACTACAACAGGTCCAGAATATGTAGTAGTACCACTACCCATATTACCAATCTGTGTAGCAACATTCGCAGACTGTTTACCAAGAGCGTCAAGACTTGATACCATTCCTTGAACATTGTTTCTTGTGGCATTAGCTGCGGCTACCATAGCATTTGCTAAGTTATTAGCTGTATCATCTGCTACATCACCAACAATACGGTTATATTCTTCCATATTGCCAGCCTTAGCTTCAGCGGCAGCTTTTTGAGCGTCTACTTCACTTACACCTAAATCAATTAAATATTGAGTTAAGTTTTGTTCCGCAGTAGCAAGCATTTGGGCTTTAGCATTTTCAATATCAACTTCACCAGAAGCAACTGCATTTGCTAATTCAAGTTCTGCTTGAGCTTGTGCTTTTGCGGCTTCCAGAGCAGCTTTTTTAGCCTCTAATTGAGCAATTTGACTATCAATATCTGCGGCTAACATACCTTGACGAGAAGCTATAAAATCATTATAAACTTGTTCATCAAGTAATATCTGACCATCAGCAGTAGCTTGAGCATTTTCAAGTAACTGAGGATACATATTAGCCAGTTCAGAAGCAGCTTCTGCTGAAATTTTAAAACCATCGGCAACCAATTCTTGAACACTTGCTAAGTTTTCAAATTCAGCTGTAACCTGAGAAATAACATCTTGAGTACCTTGCCATCCAGAAATCATATCATCCATCTCTAACAGACCGGTGATACCATCCATGTCAAAGTTCTTATTTAATAATGCGTCAATCTCACTTCCCATTTCTGGGAAAACTTCTTTTAACTCTAAAAGCTGTCTTACTTGGTCTTTTGAACTATCAATGTAATCTTCAATACTTAAAACGCCAGATTGATAATCTTCATTTAAAGTACCAATAGCTGTTCCAAGGTCTCCAATAAAAGTGGTAACAGTATCATTAAATCCTTCTATGTCTCCACTTTTATCTGATAATTCTGCTAAACCATTTAAGTTCTTATAAAGACCAGAAGTATATTCTTCTAAATCCATTTCTCCATCTTGATAAGATTTAGATAATAGATTTATATTATTTACAAGTCTATCATACTGATTTTGAGCATCATCTACTACAACAGCTTCTTCTTTCATGGCATCTGTGTAATCTTGTAAATACTCAGTCATCTCATCTGTTGTTATTCCAAGAGCAGAGAATTGACTTTCATATTTACTTAAAATTCCACTAATATCTCCACCAGAAGATAACTTATCCATAATAGAATTAATATCGGCTTCACTAAATAAACGCTCAACAAAATCATTAGGATTTAATTCAGCCAATCCTTGTTCTGCTGTGTTTTCTAATGATTCTATAAATTTTCTTGTTTCTTCATCAACTTGACTTAAATCAACCTTAGCAACTTCGGCTAACATAGTATTAGTTTCTTCTGCTAATTCAGAAGTTAAAGTATTATATCTATTAGAATAATCTTCAATACTATTAATTTGATTTTCAAGTGTTTTCTTTTCTTCTTCAAGAGCTTTCTTTTCAGCTTCTAACTCTTCTTCTCTTTTTGCATTTGTAAAACCATTATTATCCCACAATTCATCTTTTGTCTTTTGTAGGTCAGATTTTACTTTTTCTAACTCAGCTGTCTTAGTTTCAATAACAGTAGCAGCTTCACTTACATCACTGACTCCAAGGTCTTGTAAGTTTTGTCCTATCTCTTTTCGTTCACTTATTTTACCTTCATAAACTTCTTTGTCGGTTTTATAAGTTCCAGAAGCAGAATCATAAGTATTAGCTGAATTATATGCTTTTTGTAAATATTCACTTTGAGTTTCACTTGCTTCTTTAGCACGAACTTTTTCTAATTCTTTTTCAGCCGCTAATTGAGCTTCTGTTAAAGCAACTTGTCTTTCTAAATCAGCTATTTCATCTGCATCTGTAATAGGGTCTAAATTTTGGATTTGATTATTTAAAGACTCTAAATTAGATTCTAATTCAGAAATTCTATTTCGAACTTCACTTAAAGCATCAGCAGCTTCTTGGGATTGTTCTTGTAATTCTTCTTCTGTAACTATTAAAGCATCAAATAATTTTACAAGTCCATAACCAACAGCTACTACCGCACCAATTGCTGCTACAAAAGGTAAAATTGGAGCCAAAGCTGCCCATATACCAGAAGCAAGAGCATAGAATGAAGCAGTTAAACCACCATTAGCAACAGTAGCAGCAACCTTTGCCGCAGTAGAAGCTAAAGTAGCTTTTAATCCTTGTGAGTCTGCGGCTATATTAGCAAACTTTGCGGCTAAGCCACCTTTTGCACTTGCTGTTTCTAAATCTGTAACTACAACATCCGCCATTTTAGCAGTTGTGGTTGCGATTATAGTATCCATTTGGAACATTAAAGCAGTTCCAAGAGAAGTTAAAACACTTAGAGCTTTTTCTCCAGCAGATTTACTATCATCACCAAGAACATTAAATAAAGTAGTTAATACAGGAATAGCACCAGAAACGCCATTTCTAATATTATTTATTTTATTTGCATATTCTTCCATTGGGTCTAATGTTTGTCTTAATACTTCTTCATTTTCCCCAAAGGCTTTCTCCATTTCTTTTGCTTGTTGCTCTAATATATCAAAGTTGACATCAATACCAAGGTCGCCTTGAGCCTTAGCATTTGCCATCATATCTATAATAGATTTAAGTTGCCCTTTAAATTCTTTTGCTGAAATATCGCTTTGTTTTAAATCAGTTTGTAAATTATCAAAGGCTTTTCCAATTTCTCCTGTTAAATTAGCAGAATATTTTGTCTTAAAATCTTTTAAATTTTGATTTAACTTTTTAGTAGAAACTACTGCTCCATCAGCACCATCTTTAGCATTTTTAAAGATTTTTTGTGCTTCAGAGCTACCCATAATAGCATTTTTTGTATTTTTATATGCTTCTTCTAATAATTTGGCGCTTGCACGAGTTTCCTCAATTTGTTTCTTCTGTTTTAATAATTCTTCTGTCATTTTTCTAACAGTTTCAAAATCTTCTCCCTTGAAAACAGTTGAAACATTTTGTAATTTATCTTTATAAGTAGTTTCTGTTTTTCTATATTCACTACTATTTGTGCCATCTTGACGAACACCAGCAGTGCCAGCACCTTGGAAACTTTGAGCAATCTTTTTATTAGCTAAATTAGAAGCCAATCCAGACAGTTGTTTAGAAAATACTGTCTTTGTCATTAAGCCACTAATAACACCAAGAACACCGGGTAAACCGCCTAATAAATCAACAATAGTTGTTAATCCCTTAATTACTTCATTTAGAATATCAACAATTCCAATCATATCATCAGAATTGAACAATTCCATATAAAGTGATTCCATAGAAGCCTGTAAGCTCTTAGCGTGAGCCGCATAAGAATCCATATAAACTTCATTTTGTTTTAAAGTAGTTCCCTCAGCATTTAAAGAGGTTGTTACAGTATCTTTATATTCATCCCAAGAGTCAAATAAAGCCACCAAACGGTTTTGCTGTCTTGAACCAGCTAATGCGGTAGACAAACCGAATTTTACAGCTTGGTCATCAGTGCGTTGCCATGCATCTCCAATTTCATCCATAACATCGCCAAGGTCACGCATAACCTTAGTACCATCTTTTGTTGTTTCAAACAAAGAAATTTGAGTATTAGTAGCTTTACTAAATTTCTCAAGAGCAGATTCAACAGAAGGAGCGCCGAACAATTCACCATCTTCATCTTCCATTAAATCAGTAGCATTGTTTTGGAAAGCCAACATACGACCATAAATAGTCTTTAAAGATGTACCGATAGATTCTGGAGCTTCCTTAGTAACAGAAACAATAGTAGCTAATTGAGCATTTAATTGGTCAATATCTACACCCGCGGCATTTGCCATTGAGGCAACCTTAGACATACCTGTTGCTAACTCATAGAAGTCAGCGGCTGTTTCCGCACCGACAGCTGCTAATTTATCTGTAACTGTTAAAGCATCATCAGCAGCCATCTTATAACCATTCATAGTAGATGTTAATAGATTAGACATCTCTTCGGTAGATTCACCTGCGATATTAGCACCCATAACAGTCGCTTCTGTCATTTTTCTAACATCATCAGCCGCCATACCCTGTTGGAAATATACTAAAGCTGCATCTGAATATTCTACTGTTGAAGTTCTTAATGCTTTAGCTGCATTATTTGCTTCAATAGCAAAATCAGCCATTTCATCTTTAGAAGCACCACTAACAATACGAATATTATTTAATGACTTATCTAAATCTTTTGTGAAATAAACTGCTTTTTGAATTTCACCAGAAAATTGATTTACAATAGAACTTGAAATATTCCATTTAATTGTATTATTTAAAGTTTGAGAAAATTTATATAACAAACTTTCTGTATTCTTTATTTTTGCTTCAAATGTATAAGCAGATTTTGTAATAGAGTTAAAGGCTGATTGTCCATTAACTCCTACTGTTTGAAGTTTCGCACCTAAGCCTGCGGCGGATACTCCCGCATTTTCAAGGTCAGTTCTAACTCTATCAAAATTAATTTTACCAGTTGTATTATTAAAATTCTTTACGATAGACTCAGATAATTTAGAAACTTCTGCTTTCATTTGAGAGATAGTTTCTGGACTTAATCCTAATTTTACACCATTTTCTTCAATAGCATCTATTGTACTACTTAATTGTTTTTGAATTGAAGCTAAATTTTGAGCAGTAAAATCAAGATTAACACCAATATTTACTTGTCCAGCCATTGGTTAACTCCTCCCTTCTAAAAATATAAAAAGAAAAAGCCTGCTATTATATTCAATAGCAGGCTTATAATTAATGTTCTAATTTATCAAAAAGAGTGCGGGCAATATCTAAATTTTCATCCTTTAACTCTTCTTTTAAAACATTTATACTCTCCATTAATGTTGGTAAATTTGCTACCAAACTCTCCATAGTTCCTGCACCAGAAACTTTATATTTATTAAAATCTTCAATGGTATCTTTTACATACCCAATTAAAGCATCAAGTTCAACTTTAGGTATCTTTTGAAGCACTGCATCAATAATTCCATTATATTCTAAATAATCATAAACCCTCAAAAGATTATCAATTTCTCTATTTTCAATTTCTATATCTGTATAATTAATTATAATAAAAATATTTAATAACGCATCTAACTTTGGCTGATTAATAATAGGTTCATTTAAAACCTCCATTTTTAAAGCATCAACCAAATCAATTTTATTGGCAGTTGGTAAGTAAGTCTTTATATGAATTTTTTCTCCACCAACAGAAATTTCAACAGTTTCTATATCTAAATTAAAATTATCTAATTTCATATCCTTTTTCTCCTTTTTCATATAATAAAATAAAAGAAGGGGTAGTGTAGCATAGTTAATATACTACACTACCCATACTATCTATTTAATTTAAACTAATTAGTCACCGACATCTTCAATAATCTGAAGAGCGTACAGAACCTTATTAGTCTTATTACCCTTAACTTTACCAGGGAATGCGTCGGCAGTAAAAGTAAAGGTAGATGGGTCTCCAGAAGGAGCCATTGTGAAAGTGAAGTTTGTCTGAATCTTAGCGTTAGGAATTACCAACTGAGCAGGAAGGTCAACACCATCAGCCTGACGACGGAATAGGGTATCGCCCTCAATGTAGTAATAACCTGCAAACTGGTCAGCTGTAATAGTAATTTCCTTAGCACCGGCTATCATATCAACATAATAGTCAACAAGAACACTTACAGTACCAGTAGTCTGAGTTGCTTCATTAGCAAATTCTACTGAAGCCGCACTTCCAGTACCAGCACCCAGTCTTTCACTGATTTCTTCATTATTATCAAGAATGAAACCAAAAATGTCCTCTGTAACAAGTGTTCCATTAGCAGGAATAGCATCTGTCATAACAACAGTAACTTTCTTTTCTGTAATAGTACCAGTTAAAACAGCCTTCTGGTGAACACGAATCTTATTGTCTGCACCAGCTTCTAATAGACCAGCACCAGTTAAAATAGCCATACCCTCAGCAGAGATTAAAGCGTCTTCAAAGCTAAATGTAATAGCCTTATCGCCTTCCCAAGCAATTAAACGAGGGTTTCCTCTACCACCCTGAGCATATACAGTTGTAGCTGTACCTTCAGTTGTAGAAGTCTTTAAACTATCAAAATAAAGTACTGGTTCGCCTTTAGCGAAAGATGTAGAACCAATAGTAACAGGAGCAAGAGCCTTGAATACTACGTCTACTGCTTCACGAATACCAAATTTCATTAAAGTTTTACCTCCTATTTATATTTTCTTTAACCAATCCACTATATCAACCTTCGCACCGGCTAATGCGGCTTGCATACTACTTTCATATTGACTATATAAATTATAGCGTTCAAGCTGGTCGTATAATTGATAAATTGTTAAATTCTTTATTGTACTAATATTTAAAGCATTAGTACCAATGCTCAAAATAGATACATAATGACTTAATATATCCATTTCTTTAGTGCCATTCATTTTCTCAATCTTAGCGCGAGTCTTTTGCATTTTTGAAGCTATTTTTTCTGCAAGTTTGCCTTTGGGATTGAGAGAAGATTGTTCAGTGATTTTATTCAACTTAAAGATTTGTTGTACCGTATCTTTAAATTTTAAAAAGAAATTCAAATCACATGGAAAACTTGGAAACTGCTCTTCATTTAAACTTCTCATAACTAAATTGCCTTGTAGTAATTGGATTTTATAGTTTATAAGAAGTAAGTTACAGAGATTTTCAAAGTTTATTTTTAAACTTTCATCGGACTGTAAATATTGCAATAATACAATATATTCATCAATATTATCTATTAATGTTTTAGCTTTTTCCTCATCTTCTGTTTTTTCTTCTATTGTTCTTTTTATTCTGTCAATATTAATTGTGAAACTATTAAGTGAATAAAAAAACCTTTCTTCACCTATTAATGCAATTTCATTAATAGTGGGTTGATGGATTTTGACCGGCGTTTCAGGGATAACAACATCTGCTCCAACAATTAAAGTTAATTTATCTATACTCATTTTTGTTTCAACTCCTTTTGCAAGAAATTAGCAAGAGCATCAGCAAGTAACTGAGTATCATATAAAGCTGTATGTCGTTCTCCTTGAATGTTCGGATTAGTACCTAAAACCGTAGTAAACATATCAAGAGTAGCAGAACCTTTTCCTGTCATAGTAACAGCTTGACGAACTGTTTCTGGAGCATTCTCTCCTAATAAATTTAACAAATTTTCGGGGTTCTTTCTTAAATTTTGATATAATCTAAAAGAACAGAAACTAACAATAGCCGCCATATTTATAATATTACATCCATATGCTTGATTGGTATTTTTAATAAACAAAGTATCTGCATTTAAATTATAAGAAGTAACATAACAAGTATTGTTACTTTCTAAATCTGACATAAACTGTTGACTAATCCAAGCCCAATCTTGAACTTGCGGATTATTTAATATATTCCTTACTTCCATCTTCAGTGCATTTTTATCTACTTGAATTTCACCATTTTGACCGACTTGTGAATAATAAAGTTGCCGCAAGGCTTTATCATTTAATACCATTCTTGTTTCTTCTGGTAAGTCGGAAGTTAAATTTTCTTCTTTTTGTAATAAATTTATATATAATTGTTCTGTTTGTTGTGCTTTTAATAATTCTTGAGTTCGTTTACTTTTAAACTCTTCTGCTCTTTTATAATTACTATGAGTTTCCCAATATGAAATAGAATTATTTAATTGTTCTTTTAAAGAAAGAATAGTGTTTACTTTTTTTCTTAAAGTATCTCTATAAATCATGTCCATTCTTTGTTCTATTTCTTCCTCTGAAAAATCATCAGAAAACCAGTCGTGACTTTTTAAAGTATTAAAAAATCCATAATAACTTTTTTCCGCGGCATCCTTAATTTTTTTCCAACCAGAAATTGATAATAATAATTGTTTATCTACAATAGCATCAAGATTTAAATAAGATTTAAAATTATGTTGCGCACCACTACCTATTTGAAGAAAGCCATAAGCAAAATCAAAAATAACTTTTCTAAAAGTAGTAGCTTCTGTATCGAAAACACAAATTGCTCCATCATTATTATCTTTTATAGCAATTAATAATTCTTCAATAGGAACATTCATTATACATCATTTATTACAGAATAGCTTAATCTATATCCATAATAATCTCCAAGATTTATAGCATCTGCGCCCAAAAAATTTACTACTCCAATACCATTCAATTTAGTTTTATCCAACATTTCATTAACTTCATGCATAATTCTATATGGACGAAGCATATAATTATCCAACATCATAATATCATCTTCGTTTGGACATAAAATTTCAATATAAATATTATTATCCATAAACTTAGGATTTGTTTGATTTGGAGTAAAATTATCAAAAGTAATAACCATAAAAGAATTTTTTCTTGATGGAATTTTAATACGAGGCACAATTCTAATATTTTCTTTACTAATTTCAGTTAAAATATCAGCATCTTCAATATCTGGTTGCTCTAATGAATCTGCTGTATTATGATATAATAACTTTAATAAGGTTTGATTATCAAAAAATCTTTCTAAAATCTTTTCATAATCTTTTTGAATAGTTAAAAAATTTACTTGGCGAGGTTTTCTTAAATCAATAGTAGGCATTTTCCTTTAACTCCTTTCATAAATAGAAATTACTTTTATATCCAAAGTTTTTTCTATTTCTGTTCCATCTTCTTTAATAAAATGATATGTTAAAGAAGTATTTCCAATTTTATTTTTAACTTTTATTTTTATTGAATTATCATCACTTATTACTAAATCAAAATAATTTTTATCAAATATCCATTGTCCTTGTGCATATACCTTTTCTCCATTTAATATATACTCAAAAGAATAAGTATTATAAGTCATTGTTTTTACAATAGGCTCTCCAACAATAGACATTGACTCATTAACAATTTCTTCATCAGTAACAGTAATCAAATATTCATATTTTAAATTAACTTCTGGATAATTAAAAATAATATGCGCTTCGCCAGTAGAATTAAAAATTATATTATTATTTTCATATAAACAATTTTCTACTACGATTTCTGGTTCTAAATTTGATAGTTCTTTATTTTTGTAAAGGGAAAATGATAATGTTAATTCTTGGTCGCGTTTTAAAAATTCTATTCCGTCCAATGAACAAGAGAATAAATAATTAAAAGGAATTTTACCATCAACTATTTCATTTTCTGTATCATCTGTATCTTCATTTATTAAACTTTCTACTAATTGCAAAGTAATAAGTTTATCATATGAATATCTATCAGTAGATTGAATTTTCCATTTTCTACCATTCACGAATAATTCAAAATATCTATCTAATAATTCCATTCCTTTTGAGTGTTTAGGCATCATTAAATATAAAGACTGATTTAAATTATCATATTTTATATTATGTTTAACACCGTCTGGAATAGTAGTTTCTTCTGGACCTTTTGTACAAGCCCATTCATCATATACAATACCAGTATTTTCATCTAACCATTTTAAATGATAAAGAGCTTGGCTAATATAACCTTGAAAAATACTTTTTTCAGTTTCTTCTGTATCTGTAATAATCCAATGTGAATTTCTACGCACCCAATATAAAACTTCACCAACATCACAATTATTTTCAGTTAAAGTAGAAAAACTTTTCTTTTCAATTTTTGGTTGAGTATTAATTCCAGAAATTAAACATTTTATTTGACTTCCGTCTTTTCTTTCTACAACTTCTCTATTATAACTTCTTTCCAAAGCTATTTTAAAAGTTTTTAATTTATCTTCTTCTAACTTTTCTAAAGGAATTGTAGCGGAGGTTTTTAGCCTTTTCTGAAATAAATCATAATTATCAATAGCCATTAATAAACCTCCTTATTTAATTAAATTAGTACATTCTAAAACTGTTTTTCTATAAAGATAAAAATCTTCTTCTTTATCTAAATCCTTTAAACCTTGTAATTTTGATAAAATACGAATAATAGAAACTTCATCAATTTCTTCAAATAAATCTTCAAAACCATGAATTTCTTCTATTAAAGAATTTAAATAATTTTTCCAATCATTTTTTTCTTCTCTAATTGGTAATAGTTTATAAATCATATTAATCAATAATTTTTTATGTCTACTTTCACCAGTTAAAGAAATTTCCATTCCAAATTTAGTTCGCATTTTCTTTCCCTCCAAGCCCCGCATAATTAGTGGTGATATATCCATCATCACTTGTTTTTCTACGCTTGTATAAACGCTGTGCGGCTTTGTTATCAGTTTTAAAATCATTTTTTAAACTAATTAATTTAGATAAATGATTTGCTTGTGAGGTTAATTCAAAATCTTTTGAACTATATTTTTGTTTAGTTACATCAACAGTAGCAATCTGTCTTCTAATCCATTCTATTATCATTAACTGCGCGAAGATGTTAATTTCTTCCAAAGTTAGATTAAAATTAAATTGATAATCTTCACTATCTTCAGAAATTTTTCCATAATCATATAACTTAAAACGAGGAAACTCAAAGTTAGGAATTGCGGCAAGAAGAATATTCTTCAAATCTGCCGCAGTTTCCTCTTTAGTCCATTCTAAATACATATCATCTGTGACAGTATTATAAAATGCGTCAAAAATAGTTTGGAATGGAGTAGTGCCAGTTTCTCTTTCTTGCTTAGTCATAACGCTACTCCTCTCTATTGTTACTTGCTTACTACTTTATATTTCTCTTTCTTTTCTGGAAGAGTAACTGGGGCAGTTCTTCTACCATTAGTAGCAGGCTGATTATTAATTTCATCTGCGTCGTCGCGCATCATTTCAATAATTTTATTTAAATTAATATTCAACTTTTGATTAATTGCCTTAATTTTAGCAGTTGTATTAGGCATCTTTTCTAAAGAATATTCTTTAATCAGCTCTAATACGCCAATAGGAGCATAATCAAGACAGTCTAATAAAGCATTGTCTTCTGCTTCATATAAAAGATACTTAATTTCATCTTCTGTGTAATTATATTCAGGCTGTACCTCAGCACCAAGAATTTCAATTCTTGCTTCTTCATCTTCAATAATTACAAGATTTCTCAAAATATATTCTCCACCGGGTTGAACCATTAGCTCTTTTAATTCATCAATACTAATCTGTAAAACACTACCGGTCTTAGGCCAAGAGCGAGCAACTCTTAAAGAATCTAATTTATAAGCAACAGAACCTTCTGTTCTACTTCTTACTGGAACTTTTTTATTACCATCCATAACAATTTCTCCTTTTATTCTTTTATTTTATTATATGAAAAAAGTGGGAAGGAGGTTTTACCTCCCTCCCACAAGGTTTAATTTAATTTATATTAAATTATTGTGCAAGGCTTGTGTCCTTATAGACACACATATCATTAGTAGCCATTAGAGCCACACCGAACTTCTTATAAGCCTGAACTTCACGAGACTGGTCGCGGTTCTTAACTTCATCAATGATTGTTTCACCCTCGAAAGCAATCTTAACAGGCTTATCGTTAGCACCAACAGGAATGATGTAAGCATAAGCAGGGTCGAAAACCTTTACTTCGTTAGTCTCATCTTCAAAAGACTGAGGCATAACAATAACCTTACATCCCTTATAGATACCAACGTAACCCTGAGTTCTCATAGCAGCCTTATCGGCATCAGAAATCCAGTTAGTTTCAGGAACAATCTTAGTAGCTAACTCAAGAGTAGCATAAATTACAGGGTCACCATAAGCACGAGAAACTGTTAACAGCTTATCAAACTCTGCTGCAACGAAACCTGCACCGGAAGCCTTGTTAGCACCAGGAAGCTGACCTTCAATAGACTTCATAGCCTTAGCAATTTCACGATAAACGCACTCGTCAAGACCCTCAAGCAGAATATCTAACAAATCAGCGAAATCAATCAGACCGTCCAAGAACTCTTCCAGACCAATCTGAGCAGCTCCACCGTATGCAGTTGTTTCTACTTCGTAGAACTCTTTATCCAGCTTAAATACTTCATAGATACCAGCAAGACCGACCTTGGTAATAAACTGCTTTGCGCGCTTCTTACCAGCTCTCTTAACGAACTGAACCTTATTGCCCTGTCCGTACTGCTTAATCTCAGCCCATTCTCCATAAGCCTCAATTACTCTCTTAGGAAGAACATCATCAATTACTTCCTGCATAATTTCAAAAATGTCATTCTTATTACGTCTATAAGCGTTATAAGTACCAGCCATTTCCTTAAATTCAGCACGAAGTGTTTCATTTAAAGCCTCATAGCTGTAATCTTTACCATTATAGCTAAAAATAGCGCCAACCTGTTTAGGAGCCTTGGCTACTTTCTTAGCAAGAATAGTACAATTCTTTTTATCTAAAGCCATTATTTTAAATCTCCTTTCTTAGATTAGCCACTAACAGCAGCAACATCATGTTTAGTATATAACTTTTGTACCTTAACAGCCTCTTGACCATCAGGCATTGTAGTTTCCTTAACGATAACATAAACATCGTCACCATTAGCAGGAGTAGTCTTTTCAGTTAAGATAGCTACATTACCACTAACAGTAGGAACAAGGAACTTACCAACTCTACTACCCTTAGCAGTAGTTACATCAACAAGGTTTGTAGTAAAAATATCACCATCGTTTACCTTGAACAGTCTTGGAGTAATAACCCCATCAACCATTTCTGCTTTCTTCATAGCAAAATCTTTATAACCCTGTCTTGCGTTATCATATAGCTTAATTTCGTTAAAAACAAGCATGAACTCACCGGCAGTAGTAGCAGTAGAAACATCACACTTACCAGCGACATAATTATACTTTAAGAAAGAGCCATTCTCTAAAGTTTCAACAGCGCTATCGCAAGGAAGCTGAGCATAAATCTGAGCTGTTCTCTGAGCAGACAGATGATTAGGCTCTACCTGACCATAGCCATTTTTTGTTAAAAGTGCCATTTTATATCCTCCTTCAAAAATTTTTTAATTTTCTCTTTCCTCGACAGCCTTTAACCAAGCTGGAATATCTTCACTTGGGGTTGTCTGAGGTTGTGGAGTAAATACTCCATCTTGCTCAGAAATCAAACTAAAACTAATACCCTTTCTAAAAGCAATAGCGGATAGTTTATCTTCGATTTCTTCAACACTAAATTTATCTTTATTAGCCTTAATATCTCCTAAGACTTCCTCGCCTAAAACAGCGAACTTAGCAAAAACAACATCTTTTGCTTCATTTTCTCTTGCAGTTTCTTTTTCAACTAAAGCATTATAATTTGTTTGTAATGCGTTAAAACTTTCTTGCAAAGAAGCAAAATCATTTTGTAATTTTGCAAAATCAGCGGCTGAAGGTCCAGTAGGCTCAGTACTTGGCTCTACTGTTGGTTCAACAACTGGTTCTACTGTTGGTTCGGCAGGTTCAGTAACAGGCTCGGTAGTAGGTTCTACTGTTGGCTCTACAACAGGCTCAACTACTGGCTCAGTAATAGTTGGTTCTACTACTGGTTCTACGATAGGCTCAGTTGTTACAACTGGCTCTGTAATAGGTTCATTCATTCCTGCGTTACCTCCTTCGGGATTTTTTTCCAGAACCTTGTCGAGTTCGAGCATAAAAGCCGCAAACTCATTTTCAAAATCATCATTTTTATTTAATGAATACAGCACTTTAGGAGCGCCTATTGATGCACCTTCAAAACAAGGTTCTACATCGTCTCCCAAAATACATAATGCAGAAATATTAGCTTCATTAAATATAAAAAATTCTTCTTCATCATTATCAAACTTTGCCCAGTCACCTATAATGCTATCTGGGAAAAATTCCATTGATTGTCCTTTATTATGTTCCAGAACGCTTTGTAATTGAGGGTATCTACCTGTCCATAAATATCCATTACAAACAAGATACTCTCTAATTACACCATCTTTATCAGCAAATTCTTGCCAAACTATTGGACCACTTTCAGAAACTGCGCCATAAGGAACTGTTTTTGTAATCATCTTGATACCATTTCGATTAATAATTAATTCTTGTCCATGGTCTTCAAAATCATCAATTTCCTCATTATAGTAAGCTACAATAGGTGAACGAGGTAAAGTTTGTGCAATTTTTTCACCAACAGGCTTAGAAATATAACTACCATTTCTATTTTTACCTGTATAGAAAACTTTTATCTGACACTCCGAAATGTAAGGATTTACAGGAGTAACATTAATAATCTCAAAAGAGAAATTAGTAGGAATCTTTCTTGACATTATTTTCACTCCTTATGATTGACTTTCTTTATTTTGAATTGTCTTTTCTGATTTTTCAGCATCATCTTTTTCTGGCGCTCCAACTTTTCCTTCTCCATTGGAACCAGAAGAAGTAGTTTTGTTCTCATTATTAGATGAATTTTTTGCTGATTGGGTTGAACTAATTTGTACGGGCGTCATCTTTTCATTTAAACCTAAAATGTTATTTTCATATTCATTCATAGATAAAAATTCAGTTTGAGACATCCCAATAGAAATTGCTGGTAATAATTTTGAATAACCAGCTGTTGCTTGTTCTTTATAAACTTTTTGCATACGCTCTCTATTATAAATAGAAAGCTGTGGGAAAGTTATTTTAAATTTAGTTTTCTTTTTAAAAGTAAAAGCTATAATCTCATTCATCTTTTGCTGATATTGATTTAATAAATAAAACATTAAAGACTCATCGTTCATAATAGATTTTTCAAGTGCTATATTACCATCAGTAGCAAACAGCATTTGAGAAATACCAGCTTCATTGAAGACTCCTCGTTCTACTTTAGCTAATGGGTCTTTATTAGAAGTCGCTGTTGAATTATCTAAATCAATAGCATCAACATCACCAAAAGTAGTAAGAACATCTACATTAACAGCATTTGTCAACATACGACAAACATTATTGTGCATTTCTTGCGCTTCATCTAAATCAAAAACCATTTCACTATTCTTATCCAGCGGCATCTTTTGGATGATAATTTTTAATAATTCTTGCATTGTTTTCTTCATATCAAGCTGTTTAGCTTCATCTAAATCTAAAATTGTAGGAATAACAGCTGAAAAGAAAGGAATATCATTAGTAAATAAAGAAAACTTCATTGACAAATTAGTATCACATAAAAACCACGCGCCGCCATCTGTTTTATCAGTTTTGAGCGTACCATTTTTATAAGCGATATAATTTTTAATAAATTCCTTTGGGAAAGAATTCAATACAATCATTCTTTCATCTGGATTAGCAAATTGTTCATCAAAATATTTTACATTAAATTCAACGGCGGGTAAACCATTGTATTTATATCTTGAACGACAATATTTTACTGGTAATTCTAAAATAGTCCCAATAGTATTACCAGCATTATTAATCATATATCCATAAAAAGCACCATTTAAGATTACTCCTAAAGATACATCGTAGAAAGTAGTTTTAATATTGACATTATCTAAATAATTTAATATAATGTTCATATCTTTCTTAACATTTTTTATGCTATAACCATCTTTCAACATATAAGGATAAGCATACCAGTCATATGTTAAAATACCTGCAAGATATTTAACAAATCTTGCATAGATACCACTGATTCCATAGAAATAATTAGACAATTCTCTTAGGAAATCTTTATCCTGTTCTTCTAAAGCACGAGTTATTCTTTCCTCATTAATATAACTATTTCTATATTTAGATTTCTTAAATTTGTCCAATTCTAAAACCGCATCTTGCGCAACTTCCATTCCTCTAATCCACTTAGCAAAATTTAAGCTGACACGCTCTTGTTGATTTGGACCAATATAACGCTGTCTAATTGGAATCACCTCCTGACCTTAAAATTATTATAACAAATTTTTTATCCGTTGTCAATTTATCTTAACTCTTCAACTCTATTAAAAATATAGTCAAAATTAAGATTATCATAATCCCAATATGGAACTATTAAAAGGGGAATATCCTTTCTTAAACAATATTCCCTCTTTTGTGTATCATTATATTTTTGAATTTGAAGATGTTTTTGTCCTCCAAAATGAGCGACACTTGTATAATGTTGTTCCCCTTGGAATTCAATTAAAAAATCTATATTTCCATCATCATCAAAAACAGCAAAATCAAAGCGCAACGGACGTCCACTTGAACTAATTAAATCTGGAAAAATATATTCTCTAACATAATTAATATTATTAAACTTTAAAATATCTTCAATTTTTAATTCTCCGCGACTTGACGCCATTTTATTTACCTCCCCGGAGTGAAGAACATGAAATCAGAAATGCGTCCACGCTTTTTCTTCTTTCCAGACTCTTCTAAAATCTTTATATAATATAAACCATATTCAAAAGCAGAAAATTTATCCTTTTTTATCTTTTTATTAACAGACTCTAAAGTTAAATATTTTCCTTCTCTTTGTTCTTTTAAATTCAACATTTCTTCTCTTAAAATGGAAGTTAAAGTAAATGGTTTTAGATAATTTGCCCTTTGTTCAGAAGAAGCGGCTGAACCAACTTTTGTTGCTAAGAATTTAGCTTTAGCCGCACGCTCGTCAATTAAGAATTTAACTTTACCAGAGCTAATCTGACTTAAAACATTCGTATGAGCTTCTGTATTAATTTCTGAATTAGCTTTAATTATATAAACAACTTCTTTTTCTGTATCATCTGTAATAAATTTTTTGTATAATCCATCTGGGTCATTGATAATACCAAAAGGAGGATATGTTTCTCTTGTATCATCATCAATAGTCTGAACAACCATACAGTCAATTAAACCTACACCTAAGCCATTACCATCTATTACAATAGCACGAGGATTATATTTATAATACAATCTTTTAATTTTTAATGCTTGCGCCTGGAAATGCTCTTCATCAAAAGTATAGAGATTTACTAAAGTTTTTATAGCTAAACCTTTTACTTGCGGCGTAACTTTAAAGACCATTACTGCGGATTGACATCCAATACGACCGACGTCTACAGAAATTATATAATAAGCCTTAGCTGTTGTTCTTCCACTATATTCATATTCAGGTTGTTTTAATACACGATATTTATCAAACAATTCTGGTTTAAAGAAAGCGTCTTCAACAGAACCAGACCATTCACTTTCATACTCTCTTGCAAAAGAAGTCTCATTAAAAGTACCGTCTAATTTCAAGTCAGTAACAAAGTTTTTATCCAATAATTTGTGCATTACAGGAATACGCCATGTGCCTCCAAATACAAAGGCAGATTCTGGGCGCACTATTTGCCAAATTAATAATTGTAATAATTTATCATAACTAAAAGTACCTTTATAACCAGCGGTAGTTACATAAATCTGCGATTTATTTAAACTTTCATTATCATCAACTTTACCATTCTTTGCTCGACGTGACACGTTCATTAATGGTAAAATAACTTCGTTCAACGCTTGACCATCTACTAAGATTCGTGTTTATCTAATATTTCTATTAGCACTGACTATCTTTTATCCTAAGATTTGCCAAATCTATTATAGGATATATCCATTTCGGCATTTAATAGGCTTCGTTTCCTAAAACCTAACTGTGTATCAATAACAGCCCTACTCCCCGGCATTTCAACCTAAGGGATAGTCGATACAGGTTTAATTATTGGTCCATTTTTTTTCTTTCTTTTTATATATAGGAAGATAAGAATAGGTTTTTCCAAGTAAAGCTCTTTCAAAGGTTGTATAAGAACATAATTCTTTAAAATCTTTATAAATATCTTTCCCTGTTTCATTTACATATCTTTTTCGTATTGTCATTACAATTTCATCTGTTAATACAGCTTTAGGATTATTTTCTCCTTTTAATCTTGATTCCTCTTTTCTAATCGGATAATCATAATCTCCAAGAGTAGACCATCTTTTTCCTCTATTTATATTAGAAACCTCTGATTGAGTCAAACCATATTGTATTGCTAAATCATGTTGTGTTATATTACTTTTTAATAATTGTTCTTTTAATTTTAAAATATCGCTATTTAAATTTTTAGCATTTGGATGAAGTTCACATTTTTCTGTTACTTGTCCTCCACCTAAAGTACTATTATAACCATTTTTAAAAGAATCAAAATAAGCAATCCAAAAAATTTCTCTTTCATTTAAAAGATTATTATCTAAAACTTCTTCTATAATTTCGAAAGTAAAATTTTCTATTCCATATTTTCTCAACGCTCTATAAAATTTAGTATTATAATCTTTTAAATTTTTATTTTTAAAATTATTTATATGGCTTTTAAATCTTGTCTCTATATTAACACTTTGTCCTATATATATTTTCCCATTAACTTTACAAGTTATTTTATATATTCCTTGCATAATTTACCTCCTTCAAATATTACTACCATCATCCAATATTTAAATTTGGTATTTAAATTTTTAATAATCTTGACCAATAATTTTTCCCACGGGATTGTCTTCACCTAAACCTATTTTGGCTTATAGGTATAATGTTAAGATTTCCCCGTTAGCTTGCTTTTGCAAACCCTCTCTGATTAGAGAGAAAAGATATATTAAGGCAATTTTTATTTACCTCTTCAATTAAACCGCCATGTCTACGACCACCACGAGTTGAGTTTCTTGCGGCAACTACGTCTAATCTTGAGCCATTCTTAAACTCTACTTTTACATAGTCTTTACCAAACAAAGTCTTTTTAAAATTAATTTCATTTTTTAAAGCCGGAATTAATTCTATTAATTCCTCTATCTTTTCTTTTGCGATAGAAGCACCTTGTTCTTTAGTACCAGAAACAATGAATAATTTTGCTCCCGGATACAAAATACATCTAATCATCAAAACTAAAACTGCCAAGAATGATTTAGAGAACGCACGAGGGAAAGTCGCATAACAATATTTATGACGAATTGCCGCACGCAAAAACAATCTTTGATAAAAGAATAAATTAAATTTAGAATTTTTAGGTAAAAGAAAGTCAATAAATAAATCTGGGTATTCTCTCCAAAAAGAAGCATATTTTTTAATTATTGGTAATACTTCTGTAATTCTTTCCTCTGAAAGACCTATTTTTTGAGAACTTCTTTCTATATTTAAAGCGTCTAATAATCCATCACTCATTTTATATTCAGTATTTTCCAATACCTTTTTAAGAGCAGGACTATATTCATATTTTCTTATATTAATACTCATGTAATGTCTCCACTCTTTTTCAACATTTCTTCGTCTAATTCGGCTTCTTCTTCTACCATATTATTAAACTCTTCATAGTCAGAATCTTGAATTAATTCTTGTTCTTTTTCTGATAAAATAACAACATCATCTTCATCTGTCATTTCATCTTCTTCCTTATTTTCCTCTTGTAACATCTTTTGTAGATAAACTTCAATCATGTTACCCAAGTTCATTTCATTCATAACTAATTTTCTCATATAATCATTCATATCTTTTAATGTATAATCAACTATATCTTGACGCTCATCATCGTGATATTTAGGAATAAAGCCCTGTTCTTCACATAATGATACTAAGACACCAACTGCGTCGGTGTAATCATCACTTTGTTCTTTATTTTGAGCGGCTGTGAATTTAGCAGATTTCATTAATAGGTCATAAATTTTTGTCATTTTTTGGAAACCATCTATATCATTTACTTCAAGAGCTTGGTCAATTTTTAATGATACTCTACAAATTTTTAACAAGTAGTCAAAGTGTGAAGCTGTTCTAATATCATAAGACTCTATCATCTCATTATACAATTTTTCAAGTTTGATACACTCTGGAATTGTATAGGTACGACCCCATTTTTGTAACAAATACTGTTTATCTTCTTTTGTTAATTCATCAAAATCAGTATTAATTTCTTCTGGTTCAAATAACTCTTCTGGTTTTTTAAACAACTCTTCTTTTTCTTCTTCTGTTAAATTGCTTAAATCAATTTCTTGTAAATTTTCTAAAGTTGCTCCAGACGCTTGCGCATCTCTATATTTATTAATTTGAGCCAACTTTTCAGCTTTTGCTCTTAACTCCCTCATTTTGTTTTCTTCAACAAATCTTTCTGTGTCTTTAAAGCTATATTTATTAAATTGCTTTAATTTCATTTTAGCTAAATAACGACCAAAAATAGCTGTTGGAGTAGTTTTAGGATTATCCCCATATCGCTCAACAAAAGTATTCCACTCCGCTTCAATATAAGGAATATCAATTTTTTCTAAAAGTCCTAAAAATGAAGAGGGTTCATGTATATTAATGTGCATAGTAAAGCACTTTTTACATTCATCGACAACACCGTCTGGTGGATATAAATCTAATCTTTTAGAGACATAAAAGTTCTGGTCTTCACGCATCAGCTTCCCGCATTTGCTACACTTTCTTTCTTTTGCTTTTGTCTCTGCCACAATAATTCCTCCTTTAATAAAAAGGGATAGCCTAAAAGACTACCCCTCAATAATTTATAACTTTTCAGCTAATTCTGCAAATTTTGAACGATAAATATTTGGAAGATACATATAAGAAAAATTTTCTTCTCCTGTATAAACTTCAATTACTCTTTTTAATCCATTACCATCATTTGCAAAAATTTCTTTATCAACCTGTGTTTGTGGGTCTCCTTCAATAATTATCTTACTACCTTCCGCACAGCGTTGTATAGCTAATTTCATTAAATCAATAGAAAGGTTCTGAGCTTCTGTGATATACATTATATCTCCTTTTCCAATTTCAACGCCTCTAATATCAGAAAAAGGATATAAATTTAAACTTCCTTCTTGAATTAATCTTTCTACTTCGGTCATGTCACCAATTTTATTTTTTAATATACTACCAATAAAATTTTGTAGCAATTTATCATCTCTATCACCCGGATAAAAACCAAGTTCCTCTGAACCTCTTGTTTTTACTGGATTGACAAAAATATGCACTCGTGCGCCTTCTCTAATCTTTTGTAAACAATAGGCCATTGAAATCAAGGTTTTACCAGTACCAGCTGGTCCAACAATAATACTCATATCATCTTTATATAAAGAATCAATAGCGCACATTTGATATTCATCAAGAGCATTAACTTGGAATAAATAATTACCTATACCTGTTAATCCTAAGTCATCATATAAACCTTCTCCAAGATGTTTATAAATTTTTAAAAGATTGTTATTTAAGTCTCTAATAATCAAATATTGACCTGCGGGAACCCCATAGTCTCCACCAGTTTCTCTAAAAATTTCAAAATCTTCTTCGCTCATATTAATTTCAATACAGCAAGTTGGTAGAACATGATTTTCATAATAATTTATACAATGAATACCCAAAGCCTTTGCTTTAATTTTCATTCCAATATCATTGGTAACAAGCGTATAATTGTAGATTTGAAAATATGAAATAATAATGTCATCTATATAAGTGGTGCTTTTATTGAAAGTGTGATAAAATTCTTGGCTTTTGTTTAAAAAATGTAATTTATCAATATTTTGATTTATATTTCTTATTGCGCGTCTTGCCTGAAAACCTTTAAGACCTTCCGCAGTTTTATGTTTATCTAATTCACTTAAAACTTCAACTGGAATATAAATCTCTTTTAATTTATCAATAATACCATCCAAAGTATTTAATGACATTAGTACATTAGTATCTACAATATACATTAATTCAACTACCTTTCTTTTTACTGCACCTACATTCTTTGCAAATACTATAAAATCCGTTTTTACTACTATTATTCTTTGAAAAAAACTTATTGTGCAATAATTTAACTTGCCCGCAACGATTGCATCTCTTCCATTTTCCTTTTTCGACATTTGTATAATACCAAATCAATTCTCTTTTTTCAGCTTCATCGGCAATTAATTTAGGAATTTTATTATTAAATAAAGAAGAAATATATTCAATTGAATATGTTTTTCCATATTTTTCCTGCAAGGCTTTTCTTATATCTTGATTTTGTAAACCATCTATTTTCATAATAACAATATCATAAAGCATAGGTTCTTTTTCTTCTAAAGCCGCATCTGTAAGGTTTTCAAAATCAGCTAAAATCCAATACATGGTTTTTGTAATATCTTCACAAAGGTTAGTTTTTAATTTTGAATAATTTTGAAGGAACGCCGCAACGTGTTCCCAGTTTTTAAAATCTAAGAATAAATCCCAATCAATATCAGAAGGAGCTGCTTTTTGAAAACTTTGAAGTCTGATAGGTTTCCTATATGCGTCTTTTACCATATATTGAGTTTGAGATAAATCAATAATTGCTTGACAGACGATATAATTTTTCTTTTCAATCTTCTTGTAATTTGCTATTGCTTCTCGTATTTGTTTTATAAAAGGAAGCTCTTCTATATCTTTTTTTGTGATGCTTACCGGTGGTGATAATAAATAATTTTTACTACTTGGACTAAAAAGTTGGTAAACACCATCTTCTCCATTTTCAAATTTAGATACCAAACCCTCTAAACTGGTTTCTCTTTTATTGACAGTTGCCATTCTATTTTGAGTTAAAATTTTTCTTTTTTTTCTTTCTTCTTTTTCCACGCAATTTATTAAATAATTTGATAAAGTTTCTAAATTTTTAGGAGTGAGATTATCCTTGTTCTCTTCGCAAATTTCTTCTACAATCTTTTTTCTTTCATCTATATTTAAGATTGTATAATCTAATTTAATGTTCAAGTTATCCCTCCTTATATAAATATTATACGAAATTTTTTAGGAACTGTCAATTATCTGGACAAATTTATTTAATTTTTGTATAATTAATTATAAGATAAAGTTTAGATTTTAAGGTGTGATAATATGATTGTAATTGGTGAAGTAGGAAGTTATATTATGAGTATATCCTCACAATTTCCTAAATATGCAGAAGAGATTTTAGGATTAAAAGACCCTTTTAAAGTAAACAGAGAATATTTTGATAAAAAATATTTGCGCAAAAGAAATAAAGATGGTTCTATTTCTATTGATTTTAATTTAGACGACTCCATAAATGAACCTTATAATAAAGAATATATTAATAATTATATTATTCAACGAAATATTTATGAGTTTAATAAAGTAATGGAAAAATTTGGATATGAAACCGCAATGAAGTATTGTAATCAAGAGGGAATAGATATGAGTAAAATAATTCCATGTCAAGGCGCAGATGGACAATGCAGTATGGATTGTATTTATTTTAAAGGAGGATGCCGCAAATGAAAGATAAAATAATAATGGAGTTAATAAAGGTTGCGGTATTAAAAGATATTATAAAAACAAAAGAAGAAGTAAGAGAAATGTTATATTTTAATGAAGATTTTTGTGATTTCTGCGGCGAGGAGTATGTAGTAATGAGTGGAAGCCGCATGACAAAGAATGCTTTACATAAAGGTTGTACTGCTAACTTTTGTCCTAAATGCGGGAGGAAGTTGAAAAAAGATGAAGGTTAAATTGAAACCCACGCATGATGAATGTAGACTTTGTTTAGAGTATCCATTAAACACTTCAATTCCAGATTGTAAAAACTGCTGGCGTGTAAATAGAATTTATAATTTGATTTCTTTTGTTGATAGTTTTTGGGGTACTTATGCTTTAATTGAATATGAAGGAAAAATACAAAAAGTTCCATATTATAGAATTGAAATTTTAAAGGAGGAAGAAAATGAAAATTGATTGTAAAACAATAGCAGAAGAAATGAAGCAGAATATTGCGAGAAAGTGTCAAGGGAAGGATTTAAAATTTGGTATTGTTCAGGTCGGAGATAATCAGGCTTCTAATGCTTATATAAAAGGAAAAATGAAAGATTGTGCGGAGGTTGGCATCGAAGTTTCATTATTTAAATACCATGAAAGTATTTCTCAATCTTCTCTTGCGGAAAAAATTAATTTTCTTGTCCGCAGTCGCACTCTAAATGGTCTGATAATCCAGTTGCCCCTCCCGCCGCATTTAGATATTAATGTATTAAGTAAAATTATTCCTAATAAAATGGATGTTGATAATTTAAGAGGAGATTCTCCTTTTGTTCCAGCTACCCCAAAGGGCATTTTAATGTTAATGGATTATTTAGGAGAAGAATTTGCGGGACGCCATGTTGTTATGATAGGAAGAAGTAAAATTGTCGGAGAACCCATGGCGGCATTGGCTTTAATGAGAAATGCTACTGTTACAGTTTGTCATAGTAAAACCCCAGATGAGGTTTTGAAGGAAGTTTGTTATGGGGCTGATATAATTATTAGTGCGGTTGGCAAGAAAGATTTTATTACTAAAGATATGATAAATACCGCTAAACGGCAAATTTTATTAGATGTAGGTATTAACAGGAAGGAAGATGGGAAGCTATGCGGCGATGCAAATTCCGAGATTTATGATATTCCTACTCTTGATTACACCCCAGTACCTGGCGGCATTGGTCTAATGACACGAGTTGGACTATTAGAAAATATTAGTAATATAATATAAGAAAGGTGAGAGAAAATGAATATTAATTATAAGATTAATAAAGGAATGTTATCTGAGTTAGATACAAATGAGGTTATAGCTTTATGTTTAACTCCAGAATTAGAGATGGATGGAGCCATTAAGGAAATGGAAGACGCTTTTGGTTTAGGAACTATAATTAAGAATAAATATCCAGAGGGAATTGCAGAAGATATTTATTTTATTAATGAAGATAGATTTTTATTACCTGTTGTTCAAACAAGGGATACTTTTGATAAAAGTTTGGCTCAGATGTGTAATTTTATTATTGAAAAGGGAATTAATAAAGTAAATATGTATAGACTTGGGGCAGGTCGTACTAACATTCCTTGGGAAAATACTGAGAGTAAGTTGAAGGTATTATTAAAGGGATATGATGTTGATATAAATATTTATATTAATAATTAATTAATTATTCGTTTTTAGGATTATTCGTTTTTAGAATTGAAAATTGCCGAACGAACGGAATTTGGGTGGTTATACCCTTTTCACAATTTTTAAAAAAGTTTTTCCCGGAATATACCCCCATCTACATTAGGAAAAGCTATTGACAACTTCGCAAGGATGGTCTCTCAGTAGCTGAACAGTACCCCTCCCTCGGACGTCTGCGGCCGTTGAATTGAGTGTAGCACACTTAGGCAAGTTTGTCAAGACCAAGAGAAAAAATATATTGCACAAATCCTATTCCCGAAATTTATTTAAAATTACTATTGACTATTATTATATTTTATGTTATAATAACAATAGAAAGAAAGGAAAATGAAGAAATTAAAATAATAATAACTTTCATCGACTTCCATTAAAAAAATTCTAAAAAGGTCTTGACAAACTAAGATGTATCTGTTATAATAAAGATACAAAAGGGAAAGATAAACCGAAAGGGGTACTAAAAATATGAAAAAGATTTACTTCGACATGGATGGCACTGTAGCTGACCTGTATGGTGAAAAGAATTGGCTGGATAACCTGCGGAAAGAGGTTTGTGGTTCTTTTATCAATCTTCGTCCTTTGGTAGACATGAATGAGCTGGCTATGGTCTGTCATCAGCTTATGAACCTCGGTTATAGCTTTGGTGTCATCACTTGGTTGCCGATGGGCGCAAGCTATGAGTTCGAGCGTGTGTGTGAAGAGGAGAAGAGGGCTTGGGTTGAAGAGTTCATGCCTTGGGTGAGTGAGTTCTATGCTCAGAGCTATGGAGTGCCTAAACAGTACGCACCGAGCAAGAGAGCCGCAGAGATGATATTGGTCGATGATAACGCAGAGGTCAGAGCCATGTGGAACACAGAGGTGCAGAGAAGTAGCATCGACGCAACGCAAGATATTATAAAAGAATTGAGAAAACTACTTGACAACTAAGGTCAGGTGTGGTACAATAGAGATACAGTTAAGGGAGGCAAGGTAGATGAAGAAGATAGGTATGGTGTTGAATGTAGTGATTGCATTGTTCTGGTGTTGGTTGTTCATCAGTTGGGTTGATGTGGTGCTACACAACACCATGCCTAACCCACAGTATCAATCTTGGAATCTCTTTGTATTATTCTTTTAAGGAGTTGTAATTATGAAAAACAAGAAGATGTTTGCGTTGTTCATGGTGTTGGTTGTTGTGGTTGGTGTCTACGCCGCAATGATTAGAGGAGATTTGAAAGAAGTAAAAAATGAAATTGCTTCTTTTAATGTAACAATGAGTGAAGCAAAAGAGGAGAGGGAAGAAGCTGGTAAATGCGGCAACCCTGTTAATGCTTACACTCGTGTTGTGTGCGCCGAGGTAGTAAGTGTCAATGAGGGTGACAACATTGTCCAGTTACTTGATGAAGATGGAGAAACTTGGATTGTAGAAATTGGTTATGCTCCAGAGTTTGACCCTAATGGGTACTACTGTATCTTTTTTGATACAATGGGAACAGATGACATTTATGATGATGAAGTTGTCAAATTGTGGAAAGAAGTTTGGTAAGAAATTACCAAACTTTTTTTGTGCAAAATTACTATTGACATAATGGCTTTTTTGTGATAAAATTGACTGCGCCGCGGTCGGGCGCTAATTTTGTCAAGGGGTATAATGCACAATTTTTTGTGTTGAACTTTGTGTAATTTGACTATTGATTTCTTTCCCGAAATAGGGTATAATAAATACAGAAAGTGAGGGAAACACAAATGAAGATTTGGAAATGTATTCTTCCCAACGAGGTCGTTACTATTGGGGAATTGTATAAGAGATTTTATGGAAAAACTGGAACTTATTTGGAATACCAGATTTTTCTTGACTGTGTTGTGCGGCGTTGTAATAAATTGGAAATTATTCCTTTCTCTGCTTCCAATCCTTACAGAGTGACAAGAGATAAAAATTTTTCTGAAAAAGTGCTTGACTTTATCAAGGGGCTATGATATAATATAGTTACAGTAAAGGAGGAACTAAAAATGATGATTGCTATTATTATCTTCACCTGTCTGCTTTCTTTTCAGTTTGTTGCATCTATCGACAGAGAGTGCAGTGGTTTGAGTGTGATGTTCGCTCTTGAAATTATCCTTTTTGCTTTTATTATGAATGGGGTGTATTAAATGAAAATGTTTCTTTTTGGATTTCTTGCTTGCTATCTTCTGTCTTGCTTGTTCATTTTCTTAGAAGAAGAGTATGACATTTCCGCTCCCTCTTGGTTTTTTATTAAACCTTGGTGTGCAATTTGTATTGTGGTTTGTTTTGTTCCGATTTGGTTGTATAAGATTTTTCGACTTGTTTTCTGTCCCACTACACAAGAGAGAGTTGAAAGATTGATTACAAATTCTAATCCTAAAGAATACAAAAACATTCATCTTTTTGGAAATTTGTACTTTTTTAGGGATTATGAAGCAAAAGCATTTGTGAATAAATTTTTCTTTTATCGTGTGAAAAGGGGTTGACAAAACCCCTTTCGCATGGTATAATGTAATCAAGATAAAGGAAAGAGGTAATCACAATGAAAGATTTCAGCTATGCTAAAAACCGCAACAGCAAAAGAAAGTGGTATATTGTTCCTGTCGGAAAATACGAGGTTTTCTTTTGGGCGCTTCCTATTCTTCCTTTTGTTCTTGCTTTTGACCATTTCAACGACTGGAATTACAAGCGCATGAATTGGACGCCTGAGCAGGCAACGAAAATCCTTGACCATATTCTTCCAAAAGTGATTGAATGGGTGGAAGAAGATAATGCCTACTACTATTGTATGAATTGGGGACGATATAATCTTTGGCATTGCGCTCCCATCTTTGACAGAAAATGGGCAAGAAAATTCCAGTATGATTTGCAGAACTTCATTCGAGATGGTTATGAAAAGGAAGGTTTTACCAAGAGCATCGAAAAAGATTGGGAAGATGTTTGGGTAAAGTTTGTGGAAAGGGCTTGACAACAAGCCTTTTCCATGTTATAATAAAAACATAATAAAGGAAAGGAATTGATACTATGAATAACATTTATGAGGTTCTTGTTGTTACTGAAAATACCGAGTATGTAACAAAGATTTTTGGATTGCCTGAAGCAGTTATGGAGTGCATTAAGGCGGCGGAATGTGATAATGTTCTTAACACTCATGTAATGGACTGTGAAACCGGTGAAATCATGCTTCATGTAGTTGACAGCACCATTGTTTGGGTAAGCGGTCTGGGAGACCCCAGAGAATTTTAATTTCAAAAAATCCACGAAAGGGGTTGACAAATAACTCCTTTCGTGGTATACTAAATACAACAAAAGAAAGGAAATGATATTATGAAAGCAACTGGAATTATTCGCCGCATTGATGACCTCGGTCGAGTAGTTATTCCCAAGGAAATCCGCAGAACCTTGAAAATCCGTGAGGGAGACCCAATGGAAATTTTCATTGAAGGTGACAACAGAGTTATCTTCCAGAGGTATGATACAGGACTTCTGCCCTATGTTCACAATCTCGCCGAGAGGGTTGAGGATAATGATTATGAAAAACTTAGTCCGCAGAGTGTGAAAGAAATTCACGAACTTCTGAATAAAATTTCCAAGATTATCAAGGAGGAAGAGGAGAGATAATCTCCTCTTCTTTTTGTGTAATTTGACATATTGACAAAAACTAATTTTTATGCTATAATTTGCGCCGGCCGCGTGCGGTCGATTTTTCCATTGTATCACAGGGCAGCAATTTTGTCAATAGGCAAATTCAACAAATAAACACTCTTGGCTTTCCCGAAATTTGTGCAATTTAACAATAGACAAAGCTACTATCATGTGTTATAATATAATTGTTCTAAAGGAGAGGCAAGAAAAAAATAAAAAAGATTTGAAAAAAGTCTTGACAAAGCCGCTTCTACATGGTATAATAAATACATAAACAAGAGATAAGGAAACGATGGTAAGCCTTATTTCAAAGAAAGAGGTTATAAAAATGGTAAAGATTGACAAGCGCCGCAAGTATGTTCTGGTTCTGGACATTGAAACTGCAAACATGACTGATGATGCTATTGCTTATGATGTTGGTTTTGCTGTTGCTGATAAAAAGGGCAATATTTACGAAACCCATTCTTACATGGTTGCAGAAATGTTCCTTGATGCTTATAACAAGCCGCTGATGGATACCGCATACTATGCGAAGAAACTTCCTAAATATTGGGAAGATTACAAGGCAGGAAAGCGCAAGTTGGCACAGATTTTGACTATTCGCCGCATTGTAAAGCAGGTTATGGAAAAGTATTCCATTACTGATGTATTTGCTTATAATGCTAATTTTGATAAAAGTGGACTTGATAGGACTGTTAGATATTTGACTAAATCGCAGGTACGCTTTTTCTTCCCCTATGGTACAAAAATTCATTGTATTTGGCACATGGCTACGCAAGTTATTTGTCAGCAGAAAACCTATTTCAAAAATGCTATTGCTAATAATTGGATTTCTGCAAAGGGCAACTTGCAGACTTCCGCCGAACTGGTATTTGCTTACATTTCTAAAAACCCCGATTTTCAAGAGGAACACACAGGGCTGGAAGATGTTACCATTGAAGTGCAAATTATGGCAAAGTGTTTTGCGCAACACAAGAGAATGAAAACTAATATTTATCGCCGCTGTTGGGCAATTCCGCAAACTTCTTTCAAAGAATTTGCGAAAATCGCTTGACAAGAGCCGCAAAGTGTGGTATACTTTAGGTACAGTAAAGGAAAGGAGAACAAAAGAAATGAAATGGGAAGATTTGGTTGGGTTGGTCGAACAGGTCTTTGATGATGTTGTCAGAGAAGAGGGCGAAACCTTTATCATCTGTCCAGAGTGCGGCGAGCCTATCTATGAAGCTGATTATAGAAATAATGGCTTGTGTCCCTGTTGTGAGTTTGATTTCTCGGATGTGTAAAAACATCCGAGAAAAAGAAAAAAAGTAGTTGACAAACAACAAAATCTATGTTATAATAAGTATGTAATCAAGGGAAACCTTGTTACAAAATAAAAAAAATGGGTAGCGACCTACGCTGAAAGGATGTGTCATTTATGGCTAAGAAGATGAAGAAGATTAACCCCAAGGATACCCAGAAGAACGAGGTTATGACCGTTGTGCGTGAGGCTCTTGTCAATGCCGGTTTTGAGGTTCTGGATGGTGAGGACTTCGCTATGACCAAGGGAACTGTCGTGGTTCGTGCGGGCGTGTGTGATGTTCAGTTGAAGCCCATTACCCCGAAAGCTGGTATCGACCGCTACGAAGTGGTGGACGATGACGCCGAGTAAGGAAAATTTTGGGAGAGAGAAATCTCTCCCAATTTTTTGTGCATTTTAACTATTGACAAAAATGAAAAATCGTGGTATAATTCGGCCGGCCGGTGGCGCCGGCTAATTTTGTCAAGTGGTAAGTTGCACAATTTTTTGTTTTTCATTTTGTGCAAAATAACGATTGACAAAAATCCCGAAATACGCTATAATATAAGTACAGTAAAGGAAACGAGGTAATGAAAATGGATATGAATTTATTTTGGCTGTTCGTGGTGCTGAATGTGGTAAATGTTGTCATTCAGACTATCAAGAGCCTTGCGACTGTAAAATGTGGCAAAGGGCTTGCCGCAATTATCAACGCTCTTGCGTATGGTTTCTACACTATTGTAGTTGTTTACATGGTGTGCGAACTTCCTTTGTGGCTAAAGGTTGTTGTAGTGGGTCTGTGCAATCTTGTGGGCGTGTTTATTGTCAAGTGGGGAGAAGAACTTGCCCGCAAGGATAAACTTTGGAAAGTTGAATTGACTGTACCCGAAAAATTCACTAATGCTATTGATTTTGATTTGAAAGACATTCCACATTCTTACATTCCGGTTGGAAAACACACTTTGTTTAATTTCTATTGTGCTACCCAAAAAGAGAGTGCAAGAGTGAAAGCTGTTGCTAATCAGTATGAAGCAAAATATTTCGTAGCAGAAAGCAAAAATCTTTAAGAAAGGGGTTGACAAAACCCCTTCCCCATGATATAATAAGAATACAAAAGGGAAAGGAAGTGGAACACAATGATCTTAGAGGAAGTCATTAAGGTTCTGGAAACCATGCCTGCCGCAGACCGTTTCTTTGACTTTGGCAAGTTCGCCGCGGAGCATGGCTGGACAGCCGCAAGTGGTGCTACTAAGTTCTGTTATATTATTCCAGACGCTGATTTTGTTATCAAGTTCTGCCGGAACAACAAGCGTCACAATGAGTGCGAACAGGAAGCAAGAGCCTATCAAAGCGGGAAAAAGTATGGGATTGAGCGTGTTCTGCTTGAAACCCGTTTTGTGTATGAAAGTCCGAATGGTACTCGGTTTTTCATGCAACCTAAGATTTCTGAAAGCCACGACAGAGTAAGTCGCAAGACCAGACAGAAAGCAATCCGCATTAACAAAACTGTGCGCCCTAAGATGTGCGAGAAAATCCGTAATGGTATGTACTATGATGGCCTTGACAGAAATTGGTTGTCAATGGTAATTTCTCTGTATGGCAAGCGGTTTTGCCGTTCTCTTGAACAATGGTCGAAAGAAAATCGTGTGAATGACCTGCACAATGCTAATATTGGCTATGTCAAGGGAAAGCCTGTTATTCTGGATTATTCTGGTTACTGCAATTTTTGAAAAAAAGGGTTGACAAAAACAGTCCCAGGTGCTATAATAAGAGCATGAAAGAGGGGATGCCACTTGATTGCCGACAACTGAATAAAGTTTTGAAAAGGTTGTGATAAAAAGTGATTGAAATTAGACCTCCTTGAAACCTCACTCTATTGATTAAATTTTTTATTGATATTTTTTGATAGATTATAGCTTCGGCTATAATCAAGGTGAGTTTTTTTGAATGTTATTTCTCTCCACCGAGGTTCAGTGATAGGAACCGAAAAGAAAACTTTCGCGGCTTAGTTCTTTATGGCGTATTTCTTGGCGGTCGCTTCTAAGATGGGAGCCGAAGAAAACCCCTCTGATGGTGCGCAACATCGGAGCTTTAAGAACCAGATTTTGGGACGCTGAAATCTGGTTCTTTTTTTTTGTACATTTTACCTATTGACACAAAAGAAAAAAGGGAGTATAATTTGGGTCGCCCGCACGCGGGCGCTAAAATTCTATTATACCACGCCCCAGCAATTTTGTCAATAGTAATTTCGCACAAAAGAAAGATAAAATTTATCCCGGAATTCGTCATTTTGCCACTTGTAATCTGGGGTCAGATTTGATATACTATAATTGTTCCAAGGGAGGGCGCAAGGTCAAGACCTCCAAAAAAGTTTTCAGAAAATCAAAAAACCTCTTGACAAAACCTCAAGCCTATGATATAATAAAGATACAGTAAGGGAGAGGAAAGCAAGAGAGAGGTCAAAAGATTTCTCAAAACTTTCAAAAAAAAGTTCTTGACAAACCGCCTAAACTGTGGTACAATATAATCACAGGGAAGGAAAACCCAACAAACCAGAAAGGAATTGATACTATGGCTAACAAGAAAATGAAGAAGGTCAACCCCAAGGATACCGCCAAGAAGGAGATTATGGAAGTCATTTCCAAGGCTCTGGCGGCTGCTGGCTACGATGTGACTGATGGCGAGGACTACGCCATGACCAAGGGCACGATTGTGGCTCACCACGCCACCTGTGATGTGCAGATTAAGCCTATCACGCCCAAGGCAGGCGTTGACCGCTACGAGGTCGTAGAGGACGAGGAGGGTTAAAACCTCCCTCCTCTCCTCAAAAAAATCGAAAAAACCTCTTGACAAAACTCCGATTATCTGATATAATAAGTACATAAAGAGGAAGGAAACCTCCCAAACCAGAAAGGAAAACACTATGGCTAAGAAGATGAAGAAGGTTAATCCGAAGGACACTGCTAAGACCAACCTGATGACTACCATTCGTGAGAGCCTGGAACAGCTGGAAATCTCTGTGGAGGACGGCGTTGAGTACGGCTTCACCAAGGGTACTCTGGTTATCCACGCACCGGAGTGCGACATTCAGCTGAAGCCGATTACTCCCAAGGCAGGCATTGACCGCTATGTCAAGGACGAGGAGGAGGAGTAATCCTCCCCTTCCCGAAAAAAAGTCTTGACAAAAGCACTTCCATGTGCTATACTAATATCAGAAAGGAAAGGTGATAGGTATGGCAAAGAAGCTCTCTGACAAGGAAAAGGAAATCCGCAAGAACATGGAAGTGCTTGCTATTTCCAGAGCAGAAGCAGAAGAACTGTATGCGTTTGACCATGATGAGGTTGAAAACGCAGAAGCCGAGGCTCTAACCGAAAAGGCAGAGAAAGCAACAAAAGCAAAGAAAAAGGGGTCTGCGCTTGACAAGGTTCGCAACCTTAAAGCCAAGAAGAAGAAAGACGAAAGCAAGCAAGCGATTGTCAATCTTGTGTTTGAAGCTGTCAAGGGTTCGCCGTTGGTAGTCTTTCCGCAGGAAATGACTGGAACGAAAATTTCTTTCATGGATACGATGGGGAACTATTACAGCGTAGCAGTGACCAAACACAAAGCAGCTCCCGATGGTTTTAAGGGGTGTGAATAATGGCAAAAGTTTCCAGATTTGCAGACTTGCCAACTGCAAAAAAGCAAAAGAATGGTAAAGATTACCAGTATGTCTATTTCTTGCGGATTGGCGACCCGCAGGAAAGACTTTTCAAGATTGGTACAACCAACGACCCACGCCGTAGAATGTTGGAACACGAAAGGAATTATAAAAAGCCTGTAACTGTTCTGTGGCTCTCTCCCAAGTTGCGTGGGCGGTTTACCTCTCTAAAAGTCGAAGAGGACAACAAAGAAAAGTGGATTGCTGGAACTAACTGGGAATACTTGCGGAATGACCGTTTTATTATTCCTCCAGAAGTTGACAGTGTAAAAATCACAATTAAAAAAGATTATTTTGTGCAACTTGCATAAAAGTTCTTTTTGTAGGACTGACCAAAAAGTCAGTCCTATTTTTGTGCAAAATTACATCTTGACAGAAGTTGAAAAATGTGCTATAATTTCGACCGGTCGTGCGCGACCGCTGAACTTGTCAATACTCACATTGGACAATTTTTTAGCTGTCTTTTTGTGCATTTTGCACCATTGACTTTTTCCCAAAACTATGGTATTATAATAATACAGAAAGGGAGCTGATACAATGACTTACGAAGAATTTATGAAGTTTGCTAAAGAGTGCAAGGCTTATACGATTTTGGAAACTTGGGATGAAAATAGCTTTAATTTCTATGTAGAAGAATTTGGTACTATGACTAAAGAGCGCGCTATTGATTTGTGTTTCTTTACAGAGGAAATGACCGAAGAAGAGGAAAAGGCTGGAAGATATTTCGCAGATAACTGTGATGATGACATGGGGTTTGACCCTTATCTTGGTTGTTACACCGATGATTGCTAAAGGAGGAATAAAAATGCGTTGTAGTGATTGCCCCTATTTTTGGTACAGTGAAGCCGATGAAATGCCAATCTGTCATTGGGTTTCCAGAGCACCCGGCGATATTCCACCCTGTGAACAGGAAGATGACTATGAAGAAGATGATTTTTAATCATCTTCTTTTTTTTTGTGTATTTTGACTATTGACAAATGCGGGAAGTCGTGGTATAATTATTATGAAAAATCTGAGTCGGCCGCGCTTGGGCGGTTTAGCCCGACACGTCGCCTATATGCAAAATTTCCAGGGACTTTGTCAATTTTTTTAGACGCCCAATTTTTTCCCGAAATTCAACTCGACGCGCCGTTCATAGGCGATTTCTACAGGGACATTGTCACTTCATTTTGACACGCCCAAAATTTTGTGCAAATTGTATATTGACATTTATTATTTTTTGTGATATAATATATATAGAAACAAAAGGAAAGAATAAATTATTAAAAGGGAAGGTGTTGCATATGGCTAACAAGAATGTTACTAAGAAGGCACTCGCTGAAAAGGACGCTGAGATTAAGAAGAATATGGAAATTCTTGGAATCTCCCGCGAGGAAGCTGAGGAAATGTGGGCGTTTGACCATGATGAAATTGATTGTGAAGAGGTCGACGCAATCGAGGATAAGATTAAGGAAACTCAAAAGAGTGATAAGAAAAAGACTGGTAGCCCGCTCGACAAAGTGCGCAACATGAAAGCTAAGAAAAAGGCTGACGCTGAAAAGTATAATATTATCCAGTCTGTCTTTAGCTTCCTTAAAACTCTCGGAGAGACCGGTGAAATCGTTTCGCCGCAGGAAATGTCTACTACTAAAATGTCTTTCAAGGGCGTTAATGGTGGATATTATACTGTCACTATTACTAAGCACAAGAGTTGTCCCGATGGTTATAAAGAGCCTTAACACAAAAGAAGAGGAAATGAAAGTTCTTCTCTCTTGAAAATTTTATATTTTTATTATATAATATATATACAGTAAGGGAAGAAAAAAAATAAAAACAACAGGGAATTGAATAGGAGGAAATTATATGAAAACTGTAATTACCGACGAAAAGAAACTTATCTTTGTGTGCGAGAGCTGCGGCTGTGTGCATACAAAAGAGGATGAAATCTTTCATCTTGGCGGCGTAGAGTTGTGTACCGATTGCGCAAACCTCATTTCTATTGAGGACCCCGGTTGTCATTTCGATTGTAGTAACTGCTATGGAAACTGCATCCTGCTCGCTGATGCGGCTCCTTATGTCTCTTGAAACTTTCTAAATTTTATTGTATAATATATATACAGTAAGAGAAAAAGACAAACTTTAGAAATGCGGAAGTCAGCGTTTTATAACTCTTTATTTTATAGGAGTTATGAGGAGTAGGAAAGGGTGCTGACAAAAAGTAGAGTGGGTTCTCTGCTTGACAGTTCCAAAATTTTATTGTATAATATATATACGATAAAAACAATAAAAAGTTTGGACAAAGCAATTAAAAAACTTTAATTCAATTAGCAATTAACTTGAAACCCTCTAAATTTTATGATATAATATATTATAAGGTTGAGAGAAAAAGAAAAAAATTTGAAAGAATTTTTAAAGGATTTTTGAAAGAAAATCTTGAAGAAATTTTCCAAAAAAATGAGCGTGTAGCATAGCCGGTTAATGCACCTGCCTTTTAAGCAGGATACCATGGGTTCGAATCCCATCACGCTCACCAACTTCTTAATTGACAATTCCTTATTTTTAATATATAATATATATACAAGGTAAGGAAAAGAAAAAAAGAAAAAATATGCTCCTGTGGTGGAATTGGTAGACACAAGGGACTTAAAATCCCTCGCTGAATAAGCGTACGGGTTCGACTCCCGTCAGGAGTACCATTATCCCTAAAAAAATTATAAATTATTAAAGGAGATGTTATTATGGCTAAGAAGACTACTAAGAAGGTTGATGTTAAGAAGGTTTCTAAGCTGGAACTGTCTAAGCTGCTTGCTGAGTTCCTTGCTGAGAAGGGTGTCGCTGTTCACACTAACGCTGAGGATTATGGCTTTACCGAGGGCACTCTGGTTGTTGAGACCGAGGCTTGCGATGTGCAGGTGAAGTTCATCACTCCTAAGGCTGGAGTTACTAAGTATGAGGTTGTTTCTGAGGACGAGGCTGAGTAATCAAAAGGGGAGGTAAACTCCTCCCCTATATATTGGGGTATAGCTCAATTGGTCAGAGCCGTCGACTTATAATCGACAGATACGGGTTCAAGTCCCGATGCTCCAACCATTTGGATTTGTAGCTCAACTGGTAGAGCGTTAGCCTGAAGAGCTAAGCGTAGCAGGTTCGACCCCTGCCAAATCCACCAAAGCCATGCCAGAAAAGGCTTCGAACTGGCAACATGGTAGGGTGCGCAAGTCTGGTCATAAGCGCGTAGTCTTGAAAACTTCTGTGTCAATAGAGATATTGACCCGTGGGTTCGAATCCCACTCCTACCGCCAGATTGTGATGGACGCATCACCCAGCTTACTAAGTGCTGTGGGATATAGTAACTTGCGAGGTCTATATCATTGAACTTAGTTTCATGCTCCCTTAGCCCAATTGGAAGAGGCGTTGGATTTAAGTCCCAAATAGTGTGGGTTCGAATCCCACAGGGAGTACCAAAGACGCACACAGCAATTTTACTTACAGAAGTAATTTAGCTCATTTGGTAGAGCATCAAACTTGTAATTTGACTGTAGTTGGTTCAAATCCAACAATTAACTTTTAATGCGTCTTGAATTGACACCTCTAAAAAAATAGTTTATAATTAAATACAAACAAAAGAAAGACACATACAGCTAAAATTTTTAAAATAATTTTTGATGAAAATTACATTTTAAAAAGTGTCTTGCATATGCTCCCATCGACAAGCGGTCTAAGTCGTCGGCCTTTCACGCCGGAGTCACGGGTTCAAATCCCGTTGGGAGTACCATATGGTGGTGTAGTTCAGAAGAGCAGAACGCCAGCCTGTCACGCTGGAGGTCGTGGGTTCAAGTCCCATCATCATCGCCACGGTTCTTAGAACCGAAAATTTTCCCCTTTCCTTTCCCTATCCCGGTGAGAGTTATCCCCTTAGCTCTCACCAACATGGTTGAGTGGCGCAATTTGGCAGACGCGTTAGTCTTAGAAACTAAATGTTAGGGGTTCGAGTCCCCTCTCAACTACCATTATTTCGGGAGGTAGCGTGTTAAGGTAGACACCCCGGTCTGTAAAACCGGTACTTTAAATAGTCTGAGTGGGTTCAATTCCCTCTCTCCCGACCATTATAATTTTATTATAAACAACAGAAAGGAAGTAATTATTATGTATTCTACTAAGGTTCGTACAACTGATGAGGCTATCAATGCGGCGACTGACCGATTGGCGTCAGATATTACCACTCTTGCTGGTAAGCGTGATATGGCACTAAGTGCTTTTCGACAGGCAGCAACTGATTTGGATAATATTAACTCTGGTCTGAGAGACAAGATTAATAAGTTCAATGATTTGGCGGCTTTCATTGATTCCCAGCGTTCTACTGCTTCACAGATTATCGAGGATAACACCAAGGTTCGTCAGCGTATTCTTGATATTATCGGTGAATAAGTAGTTTATATATAAAGTTTGTCTGAAACTCTGTTACTATGCGCGAGGGTTTCCCTTTGGGTCTTTGGAGCGCATTTTCTATATATTTTATATTGCGGGCAGGACAAGCGGTTAAGTCACCAGCCTCATAAGCTGAGAGGATTGGGTTCAACTCCCAAGCCCGCAACCATAACCATTATTATTAAAAGAAGTTAATGAGTTAGTAGTTAGTAGTTAAATATTATGAATAATGGTTATTTAGTTTAAAGTTTGGATTATTTGTATGACTGCGTATAGCGCGTGCGTGTGGCAACATTTAAGTATTACAGGTGTCTACTTATTAGAACTGAGTTATTATTTCACTTTAAAATAATCGTTTTATATCTTTATCGTTAAAAGGTATCCCTATGGAGGTCTGGGTGATTGGCTCCTCCCATTTGCTGGCGTGGCGCAATTGGTAGCGCAGGTGCTTTGTAATCATCAGGTTGCAGGTTCAAGTCCTGTCGCCAGCTCCATTCATTTGAAAATTTCAAAAATTTATGTTATAATATATTATAAGGTAAGGGGAGGAAATTAAAAATGAAACTTTTTCATTATGAAATCCATCTGGTCAGTGAGCATGATAATTCGTACAATAAGATCTAAGGCGTTGTAATGGCTAAGAACATCATGGGCGCTATGGACAAGCTGAATGAATATTATACTGATGATGGTGATGCTATTGTTGTCGCAAATTTGGTCGAAGAAGATAATATTCCTCATGAGTTGTCTTGCGAAGAGTTCTAACGTATTCGGCCCGTTCGTCTAATGGTTTAGGATAGTAGATTCTCAATCTATTGATATTAGGTTCGAACCCTATACGGGTCACCAATAACTCCCGCTCGGAGTTAGATATAAAATTCATTATCAAAACTATGGTTAAGGTTAGCCGATAATTAACCTCTCCATGCAGCATTGGTGTAATGGTAGCATTACTGCCTTCCAAGCAGTCGGTGAGGGTTCAAATCCCTTATGTTGCTCCAAAAATCCATTTTCATTAGTTAATACTCAATTTAAAGCTGTGCACGAGTTCTTAAATTATTATTTTCTATTGTTAAATGGTGGGTTATGTAAACCTGAATTACATTGACTGGTGCCAGGGCGAGATGAACCTGAGCTTTCAATAGGAAATGCGGCAAAAGACAAATCCCTGAATTTCAGTGGGGTTTCGGCAAGGGTCATAGCGAGAAACACACAACCATCGATGCGGGGTTGGTAAACCTCTCTACGGAGGAAGTTTCCATACTTTTGGGGCATTAGCGCAACTGGGAGAGCACCTGCTTTGCACGCAGGAGGTTATCGGTTCAAGTCCGATATGTTCCACCATAAACCTGGGTTATATTCAATAGGAGGATAAAATGCTGAATATATGAAATTGTGGTAGTGAGAACTTGCCCGCCCAAGAAAGTTCTCTCCAAGTGAGGTCCAAACTCATTTGGATATACATTGGCGTATAGCTCAATAGGTAGAGCATCCGGCTGTTAACCGGAGGGTTGTGAGTTCGAGTCTCACTGTGCCAGCCAATGGCAGTAGTTGAAATCGCCCGCCAAAGAGTAGTGCAAAGTTCAACCAGTTTATAAAGTTAGGATATTCTCCACAGCTCCTTTATAAACTTAATATTTATTTATTTATTAAATTAAATCGGTTATTAAAATCAAAGTGAGTTGTTAGGCGTTTTTAATAGCCAAAGTCAATAGAGATAGTAATGAGGCGTGGTGGTGCGGCAATGTAGACCAACTCTTTTGAGTGTCTAAGCATTAAGTAATGAACTCTCTATTGATTTTTATCGGGGTGTACGTCAGTTGGTAGACGGCTTGATTTGGGTTCAAGAGGCCGGGAGTTCGAGTCTCCCCACTCCGACCATTAAAGACACGCACAGCTAAGATTTTGAGATATAATGCTTGAAGATTATCTTTCTGTGTCTTGATATAGTGTTTTCCTTTCTGTTGGAAGAAGAGTAGTAAGAAATAATCTTACTACTCTTTTTTTTATGCGTTTTTTGAAGGAAAATGCGGCTAATTTTGTTGTTTTTCAGCTATATTTTCCGGTTCTCAGACATAAATGTGGTCTTTCTGCGCGAATTAGTATTCATTTTTGCAGTTTTAAAGCCCAAATGAAGGATTATTATCGACAACGAGCGTCAATTCTACCATATTTTTATAGGCAAGTCAAGAGAAAAGTGAAATTATTTTAAAATTTTTTAGTAATTTTCCCATAATTCCCAAAATTCACTCTCATTTTCTAATTTTTATTATAGCTGAACTATAAAATTTGAAGCTGAGAAACAAGAGAAAAAGAAAATGTGAGTAATTGGTAGGGTTATTAATTTTGCGTCCTAAAATGAAAGTTTGCGGCAAACAATAGAGAAGAAATAAAATCTGCGGGCATAGGCAAAATTCTGAGGGACATTACCAGTTTTATTTGAGCTGGGCTATTCTGTTGTTAGCTGGAGGAAGCAAAATTTAGAAAATGCGAAAAGTTGGTAGCGTGATTAGAAAAAATTTGTTAGAATGAATGTGAGATTAAAAATTGAATATAAAATAAGATTTGTTATGAGATAAGGGTGACGATAGCAATAAATTTTACTTGACATTTCATAATGAGTTGCGCACCTCCAACTGGCAATTTTAATAAAAATAATCGACGATTTTAGCAATTTAAATAAAAACAACTGGTAATTTTAATAATTTATATATTCTAACTGCAATTTTATCTATCCTATAATTCCCTCCCACCACAGATTTTTATATTAAAACTTTGTGACAGCTCTCCCAATTACCGTATGGATGTTTTTGGGAAAATAAACCTAACCGTATGGATATTTCTGTGATTTTCTATAAAACCGTATGTAGTTTTTTGGGAAAAATCTATAAACCGTATGTATTTTTCTGTGAATTCAAACGATTGTGAGAGTTTGGACGCATTATTTTAATATTAAATAAAAAATTTTAATATAAAAAGAAAGGATGTGAATAACATAAATACTCAAAATAACAGAGCGTTTACTACTGACAGGAATGATTTACAAAACAAAAATTTCTGTGACCTATTATACTTAATTTTATTAAGTCTAAGCGATTGGGATGATGAAAACAGATATGTAAAAAAGAAAAATTTCACCAAGGCTCAATTAGCAAAAATCTGCGGCATCAGTCCAAACACAATGACAAAAAAGTTTAAAGAATTATTATCTACAGAAGAAGGCAAAATCCCTTTCTTAGTTGAAGAAAAGGATAGATATGTTTTTACTGACAGAGCAGCTTTTATATTAGTACCCGCAGAAACTATTGAGTGGCTCCTAATCTACAATCAAATTCCGGAAGATACTTTCAAAATTTATGCGTATTTAGCAAATAAATTCTTTTTTGAACATCAAGAAAAATCTTTTGGCTTTACAATCACAGAGTTATTAAATGTATTGGGTTATAATACCGATGCTCATAACAATAAAAAAATTGTAGCTAAATTAGAATTACTTTATGGAATTGGTATGTTGGATTATGAATTTGCGACTTCTCCTAAAAAAGGAGAAGATGGTAAATTTACTTATACACATATTCTAAAAAGAGCGTCAAAAACTCCAAGTAGAAAAATGCCTAATGACCAAGCATTTAACGAACTCTATCAAGAAATTCTGCAACGCTCCAAACAAAAAGTCATCCCTAAGAGTTAATTTTCTCCGAAGGAGAAAATTAACGATTGATTTAGAAGATTGATTTCTTATTTCTATTTATATATATGGATGTTTTTGGGAGAAATCTATGAAAACCGTATGTATTTTTTTGGGAGAAAATACTCTTTACCGTATGGATTTTTTTGTGAGACCGTATGGATGTTTTTGTGATTTTCTACAACGAACTCTTCAATCATGGAGTACTTTTTTAACAAAATCTTCAAAAATTTTTTCGTCTATGGCGCTTTCTTTCCGCATTTTCCGGGAAATTTTATGTCTACAACTGGACAAAAACCAAATTTTTCAGTCACCCCAAATAAAACTCTTTCTCTTATTTGAAAAATTTCATTTTTTATGTTATAATAATATAGAAATAAAGAAAAGAAAAAATTAAACAAAAGAAGGTTAAACAAATGAAATGTAAATTCTGCGGCAAACAAAATAGTTTATCTTTGCGAGAAATCAATGGTCAATGGTTTATCGAATGTAGTAATTGTATGGAAAAAAGCAAGTCAGTTCCTTATCCAACCGCTGCTAAGAGAGCATGGGCTGAAAAGAAATAAAGTAACTTCCAAATTTTGGAAAATCGGAGGAAATATTATGAGCATTATTGATAAAGTTGAAAACTTAGCTGAACGCTTTCTTCAAGATGAGCGCCGCAATACCTACTATGATAGCCTTTACGACGAAGAAAAAGAAGAGAGCATCGAATTTGATGAAGCACTAACAGAACTTCTTACAAAAGAAATCAAAGATAGCGACCTTTTCTCCGTTGATACTTCCACGACATTTGAAAGTTGCGGCTATGACTGCGGAATTATTTCTGTCGCTTTTTATGATAAAACTGAAGGTCTACTTCATCACGAAACTTATATGTGGGAGCGTGTATAAAATGTTAAATATGATTGAAAAAGTTAATGATATTGCGAGAGATTTTGTCCAGTTCGACGAGCCCTCTGGCCGCACCTATTATCAAGAGAAAAATGGTAGAACATTTGAAGCCGAAGTCCGCAATCTCTTATTTGCTTCTCCTGTAACTGCTTTTTCTATTGTTAATACTCACGATGCTTGTAATAGTGGAGTTATCTCAGTTGCTTTTGTTGATGTTGATGGCACCTTGCGGCACGAAAATTATCCTTGGTGGGAGGAGTGTTAATGCGGAAATGGAAAATTTTGGTAATTACCATTTCTCTTCTCTTGCTTAGTGCTTGTGCAGAACCAGACCCAAATTATGTGCCACCTGAACAACCGCATTTATACTACAAAACTATAACCGCAACAGTAACAGACAATGATACTCGTCATTGGTTTGCTACAACCCATTGGTATGAAGTCCGCACTACTGTTTATAGTGAAGAATATGATTTAGAAAATACTTTAACCTCTAAAGGTTCTGGTGCTTTTGGTTGTCCATGGGAATTTGAACTGAAAGAAGGAGACAAAGTCGAAGTAAAATTATATTCTTGGGTTTATGATAGCACAGGAGAAGTAATAAAACGAGAAATTCATAGCATCGAAAGACAGGTGAAATA